ACTTTGCTTCATTGGCTGATTGAGAAGTGTAGTCCTTCTCTAGTTGTGCTAGGCGAGTTTCTAGTGCCTTGATTACCTTTGGTGTTGCCACCTTTACTGTGATTGCTCTTGACATTGTGTTACCTTTCGTTGTGGTTGGTGGGATAGTATAGCATTAGGGTCTGACAACCCCGTAGGGTGGGAGTTCTTACTTAGGACATTGTGCGAGATACTCCCGAAACTGCACCTGTTTCCATTATTTAGTTATGATGCCAAAGTTTCGGCTGATACCGAAGTCCAGCGTGTTTCCTTGTTTGGCATTTCTAGTAGCACACGCACCGAGCCAGATGCCTGTGGGTGGATTTCTTTAATCACACCTGTTTTCTTTGACTTGAGGGTGGTGAATAAATCTCCAACCTGATACAACTTGTCTTGTATTGTCATTATTGCCTCTTTTCTTTGTTAGGTGAGTAGTATAACATTGGGGTCTGACATCTGTCTAGCCCTATCTCAGTATTTGAGAAAATTATTGTGTGATTAACATCACAAGTAGTCTGTTAGGTCGCCATCCATAATAGAATAAACATCCACGCCCTCAGACTCAGCAATTGCATCCCATAGATCAGATTCTGTGAAGTCACCATCAGGATGCCACTCAGCTAAGATAGAATAAAGATTACTCATCATAGTCCTCCTGTGGTAGCCAAGCATCCAAGTGGTGAGCATCTACTATTGCAGACGCAGGGCAAGAAGTCTGCCCACGCCAAGAGATACCTTCAGGTAAATTAATCTCACGGGAATAGTCCTCCTCATAGTATGCATCAATAGCATCTATGCAAGGTTGCACCATTGATACTGGAACGGGTGGGTAATGATTACCCTGTAAGTGATAGGCAAGTCCTGCCTCTAGTGATAAATCCTCTGAAAGTCCTACTGCTGTTGTGTATCCCATTAGTTAGCCACCTTTAGAATTGCGTATGAACCGCCTGCGTTAATTTCATCTAGTGCAGGTTGAATTGTTGGTGCAATTAAATCTTTTAGCATACTTTCTAGCATAGCAATTTGTGATTCCTTATCTAGCATTAGGAAGCGTTGTGCAACTGGATGAGTTTCATCAAACTCAGTTACGAAGCGGAGAGAGTGTTCTACTTTAGTCATTTGTTACCTTTCGTTGTTGGAATAAGAGTATTTTACACTAAGCCACTGACATTTCATAATCCATCCTCGGCGTGTCGCAGCTTTTGTGAGATTAATCACAAATTTTCAGGGGTTGTGGATAACTTCCGTAAGCCTGTGGATAACCCCGCACCTATTTGCGGGCCGACTTGATCTTGTCAAGTCGACACGTCGTTATTGTTTAAATATTTTATAAATAATTATTGGAAGCGGGACCAGTAATGAAATTACAATGATAGCGCCAATAATAGAACCAATAACATCAGGCATTAGATGTCCCTTTCATCCATTAGCTTTTTATGTTTTTGCTTACGTGAATATTTTTTCTTTGATGGAATTGCAGTTGCTGCATTAGAACGCCGCAATTCCTGAACACGCCTAACCTTGTTCAAAATCACAGTCGCATTTTTCAACATGATATTCTTCTCCTTGACCAAAAAATAAATATCCATAACCATTACACTCATCACATTTAAAATTCATTACAGAGTTAATCATTACTTACCCACCTTTACTTTGTAATTGCTTGCTTCGTGAAATCGCACAACATCAAAGCGAGGATTATCTTTTGCAAACATCTCAGCAAAATCATTTACCATTTTAGAAAATAACGCTGGGTGTGCTTTATCGCTTGCATACTTTAGAATTTCTGCAGTTGCTACATAGTCTTTTCTAGTCATCATTTTACAGTTACGACCTTTCTTTCCTCACGATAAAAATGGCGTGTAAAACATTTCATTTCTGAATTATAAAGATTTACAGTTGAGTATTCGTTAGCAAATCCCCAATCGACAAATGCAAAGAAATCTTTCCAAGCGTCAAACTCGTTAGAGTAATCTTGTTGCCAATGTGGAGCGTTGCCGTCATAGGCTAGGGTTATTTTATACATAGTTTTCCTTTCGTTGTTGTTGGTTAAATTATAGCGTAGGGGTCTGACAAATTAGAGGGCACCCTCTTGAAATAAGCCTATCTCAAGAGTTAGCAATTCCTCTGGGGTGGCTTGATCCAAATCTACCCACCCTGCGCCTTCATCATCAAGGCGAAAAATCTCAATGTATCCCATTAGTGTTGTTCCTCGCAATCTTTAGAATAATCAAACTCACAGAAGTAGCAACCCATAAACTCTAGGTGCTCAATGCAGTAATACTTAAACTGACTTTCATCACAGCAGAAAATCATTTCATCTGAGACCTCATAGAAATCGGTCTTATCAATTATGTTCATCATTAGTCACCTACCTTCACCGCTACATAGCGGTATGTATCTTTAATCGAATTAGTTGGGCGCACCTGCACCTTGTAAGTATCGCAATCGGAATACCATACATCATTATTTTTTTCGGCTGAGATAATCTCGCCCTTTACTGAATTAGAGTAATACATTTTACCTACTAAGAGGCTTTCGACATTATAGACATTTGCTGACATTAGTTGTCACCTTTCGTTGTTGTTGATACGGACATTGTAGCAGATAGCACTGACAAGGCTTCCGCCTTGCTTGCCTCACGGGTGGCGATTACATACGCCTTGAATTCATCTAGGTTCATAGTGACCTTCTTTCGTTGTTGTTATAGTAGTATTGTACCAAAGGGGTCTGACATTTCTCTACTTACTAGCCAGTAATTCCATACTTTGAGACGCTCAAGGGGTGTGTTTTACATCACATAAAAATGTCCGTTTTGTCTGTCAAATCGACACGCCGTAAGTTATCCACAGAAATTCCAGGGGTTTTCCACACCTGTTCATAAACCTGTGGATAACCCCCACAAAAGCGTGGGCGTGTCAAGTCGACACGCCGTGTAGCTACTGTGATGTAGCATACACCGCCTCTTTAAACTTAGCACGATCAAAACGAGGGTTATCCGTTTCGAATATCTCGCACATATTATTTACTAGAAACTTTTTAGCGTCGATGCTAAACATATCGGCGGGAAAGCCGTTATGCATAGAGTTAAGCAGATAAGCGAATCGCATATAGTCTTTCTTAGTCATTAGTTACCCTTTCTTAGTTCTCTAAAATCTTCTTTCATCTCATGCCACATCATGCGCCCCATGTATAGGGCGGGAATAGCAATAGCCAATTGCACGAGGCTAGTTAGTAGTCTATTCATTTACTTATTCTTCTTTCTCTTGATTACTTTATAAAGTGTAGCACCTACCACCGACAAGATGATAAACGCCCATCCTAGAGATACATAGAGAAAGTCTCCTAGGTCGATCATCAAACCATAGTTATCTAGTTCAATTGTCATTAGTTAGCCCCTACCTTTATGTTTTGAATGTTAGCGGTGAATTTTGTTTTCTTGCCTAGGTCGCTATCGTTAAGCGAATTGATTAGGTGGTCAATAGCCTTAACCTCATGCGCTACATTGTCGATAGACAATAAGCGAGAGCCTTGCCAGATTGAGTAAGTGATTGTCATTAGTTATCTCCAAACATTGCTAGAACGGTATCGACTTCTTCATCTGTTAAGTGGTCAATTTCGATTGACTTACCGAAACCGAAGAAATCTTCATCTTCTGTTTCTTCTTCGACATCTTCGATATACATATCGGCAACATCTTCTTGAATTGTGTCCCACTTAGAGGCGGAACGATTATCGAATGAGTATGACATTTATTTCTTCTTTCTTTAGTAGTTCAATAAGATAAAGGTAGCATATGGGTCTGACAATATCAACACGACACGCTTATGCGTGTGTGTGACATGAGACACAGTGAGCAGGTAGGCTAAAGAGATACTTTAGCAACGCTTTACGCTCATATGTAGTTAATTCAGGGTGGTTAGACTTTACGCCACCATGTTGATATTCATAGACGATTGCGTCTAGTGTTTTTTGAGTGAGCATTTATTTTGCTCCTTTCTTTTTGTTATACCTTAATTATTGCATGGGGGTCTGACATTTTGCAAGTCAAAAAGGGTGCAATTCGGACATTGTGAGGCACATCACACAACTTTTTTAGTGTATAAATCGGACATTGAGGACAATATGGGCGGACTATCAAGATTTTGCTTTCTTTTTATAGGTGTGTATCATACAAGAAAAAAAATTATTAACATTTTCTCAAATCTGAAATAGTAGTTGACTAGAACTTGTTTCACGTGAAACACAAATGCTATACTAGGTACATGACAACTTTTGATATCTTTTATGATGCTGATTTTAGATCAGCTTTCAACAATGCTACGGTACATGTTGCAAGAAATGTGGCGGGGCTACCAGATATCAAATGGGATGATGCATTCAGACTCTTAGATGAGGATGTAAAGGCAGGAAACCTATATGGACAAAAGCGATATGAGAATGGTGGATTTAGAATCCTAAATGCAATGCGTATTCCAGGAATTGCAGATGCACAAAAAAAATTATTAGAAATTTTCACAGAATCAAACTATCAACTTGAGGTTGAGGGTAGATCTACACATCTCTACATGAATATTACTACACAAGAGGGCACATACTGGAAGCTACATCAGGATACTGAGAATGTGATCTTCTGGAATATCAAGGGTAAATCCAGATGGACAATTTATAAAGAGGGCGAGTACCTTGATCTAGAAAATGTCCCAGATGATTTGATTGATGTAGATGTTATACTAGAACCAGGGGACATTCTTTATTGTCCATATGGAAGACCTCATAAGGTGGAGGCAATAACTCCAAGATTTGGGGCATCACTAGGATTTGGAGATCTAAAATGAATCTACTAGCAGATGGCATCTACGAATACGAAAATTTTTTATCTCAAGAAGAGATTGATAGATTTATGCGTGTTGTAGAAGAAAATCCTGTATATGGTCTTACTACAAATATTGAGCACAATGACTTTGCTCCACTGTTTCGTAAATTGCGTAGCAGAATCTATCCTATGTTTAAAAATTTAGAAAAAATGGCGGGATTATTCTTAGTACAAAGATGGGATACCAATATGGGCATGGATCTACATCGTGATGATGGATATGGATTAAATGAAAATCAAGTAGGAATTAAATGGGGTATTGTACTTTATCTAAATAGTGATTTTGAAGGCGGGAACATTGAGTATCCAGATATTAATCTAGCATTTAAACCAAAGATGGGATCAATGCTCATTCATAGAGGAGATATCCCACATAAGGTTCAAGTAGTTACTTCAGGATGTAGATACTATATCACTGGATTTGCATATGGAGATGATTCTCTGGAGTTTACTCCATGAAGTTAATACTGTGGGTTGGAATTGTAACTATACTCGTACATATATGTGGCTTATTGCTGCAGGTATTTACGGGAGTATAGCTTAATCTGGTGAAAGCAATTGTCTTATATACAATCGACTGTCAGTTCAAATCTGACTACTCCTACTATGAAAGCAGTTGACTAAAATTATGCATGATTTTAAAAATGATATCAAACTACTACAAAACATACAAAACAGACATATAGATCATCGTACTGACCTAAATATGCCAGAAGTCACATGGGATGAAGTATTTATTCTTTTAGATGATGATGTGAAAAACGGCAGAAAACATGGTCAGAAGCGATTTAAATTGGGCGGGTATAAGATAAGACAGGCACATAGGATCAAAGCCGTTAGAGAAGCCTTAGAGAATTTATTAGAGGTACTCCATGAATCTCCATTGGCTGAAGAAGTAGGAAGTGATCATCAGATATATATGTCTTTAACTACAGATCCATCAGCATATGGTGGACCACATATAGATTATGAAAATGTTATATTCTGGCAGCTTCAGGGATATTCTAGATGGCAGATATATGATAAGACTAATAGTGAAATTGAATTTGATAAAGTAATTGGACCAGGAGATGTTCTATATTGTCCTAATGGGAGAATGCATAATGTTATTGCTTCTTCCCCCCGCTTTGGAGTATCTTTAGGATTTGGAGAACTTAGAGAAAGGCTTTAAGAGTATATGCCAAAACTTTTTGGCACCCTCTTCTATTTTAGCCTCCATCTTTGCATGATGTTGGTCTGGATGGTTATCACTTAAAAAGTAAGGACCATACATGCGCTTCGCAAAATGTCTTGGACTCATATAACCATTATACACCCAAATTAATAAAAGGGTTCTTCTGCCGCCGAAGCACTTTTTTTGCACTATTTTTCGCACTATGTTCTACAAAATGCTAAAATGGATATATGGAAAATAATTATGTCATAACTAAGGTCGATGATGGTATCTATTATATTGATAACTTTCTAACCCCAAACGAAATTGAAATCATGATGACTGACTGCCTTAAAAAAGACGGATGGTTTGGTGCAGAAGGAGATTGGGAAAACAATATTAAAGAATGCACATCTTCTAGAGAACTTAGGCTGGCGATAAATAGCCGTATACAAGATTTGATAGATAATGATGAAGAAGAATGCAATATAAATGCTTTTGTAAATAGACTTCGTGTATCTACTAACAACGGAAGAGATTATGCACTTGGAATTCATGCAGACAATCACGACTATGGCGATGGGTCAAGCGTTAATGTTACTAAAGGATACATCCTATACTTTAATGATGATTTTGATGGCGGAGAAACTATTTATATAAATAAAGGAATTAAACTTAAACCAAAAGCTGGCAGGCTACTAGTTCACTCTGGATACAAAGACTATACTCATGCAGTAACGCATGTAACATCTGGAACAAGGTACTTTATAACTGGCTTTGTTTTTAAAAAAGGAACATTAAAAAGAGACATATAGCACAAAACCCAGTCAGAGGCGGATCCGACTGGGTTCTGTTGTGCATAAGCACATGTAAGGAACTAGAAAGCTCGACTCACAATATTATTGTAAAATAGATTGTTTCCTATGTCAAGGATTATTCTACAATAAGATTATTTTCATCAAGCTTATCAAAAATTAATCCCATAAGATAAGTAATTGATGGTAGGCTTTGCTGCATCTTCTGATCAGTCTCTTCTTCAGACATGCCTGATTGAATGCACATCATCTTGTTTCCATTCTGGAAAACTCTTGTCATTAAGTTGACAACTGAGTCTCTATCTTTATCCATTTTCTTCTCCTGTTGTATACGCTGGGGCAGGACCTAATAAATAGCCCTGTTCGTGATAATTTATCATCTTTTGTGTATCTTCTCCGCCTACAACTTTATTCGAAATTAGTGTAAGCAGGTCGTAAATCCTATGCAACATAATGTATGTCACCATAGGAAGATTATCTTCTAGATTACTGTTTTGTTCTTCACTCATTTGGTCTTCCTAAATCTTCCCAAAATATTTCTCGCCCCATAGCATCTGTTAAGGGGATTGGTTGTGATTCATTTTGACATTTGCAATCATTGCTTCCACATGTCATTTGGAACCGCCTTTTTTAACCGCCTTTACAATATCATCGTAAAAGCCAAAACCTATAAATTTTTTATATTTGCAAGATAAGCAGTATAGATAAAGATTATCTTCTAAATCTTGATTTGGATAAAGAAGACCTTGGTCCATTGGGCATTCCAATTGCGGAACAAGGCCTTCTTCAGCCATTGCTATGTATTTAGATACATACTGTATCCTTTGCATAGTCTCCTACTTCTTCGTGTCGGTTGGGAACTTTAAATAAAATTCCTGAGCTCTTGGGGTTAAACCCTTCCAAGCTGACCAATCTTCTCCGCCCTTGGTCATATAATACGTTATCTCTGCGTTGATTACTGGGTCAAATAATAGTACATTTGACTTCAGGTCGAACTTTTCTTTTCGATCAATTCCGAGGTTGCCCAACATATTAATCTGAAAAATTCCATAGGAACTGTCTCCAGTATTCCTGTTGCCATTATATGCCATTGGTCGTCCATTGGACTCCCTCTTAGCAATGGCCCAAGCCGTTTTAAGGGCTTTTCCTTCAAAACCTACTGCCCAAAGAAGATCTTTTAAATCTTCATCTGGCATAGCCTGAGAAGGCTTGTAAACAGTATTGCTGTACTTTTCTAAGGTTTCTTTCTTAAGTTGTACTTCTGTCTTTGGTTTTACTATTAAAGCTTCTGAATTTTGTATTGAGATCACAGTATTGTTACTGAATAGAAATAATGTTATCATTACTATAACAGTCGTACTATGAACAAAATCACTAAGCTTTTGTTTTATATTCTCCATTGGCATTTCCTCCTTTAGAGATAACGAACTATAATAATAGCATTGTAATTAAGTTACTGTCAAGTCAGTCAACTAGAAAGGAAGAGATGCAAATATCGTTTTATACGCCAACAATGAACCTGACAACATCAAATGGGTATGGTTATGCTGGATTAAACATAGTTGAATCTCTTAAATCACTAGGTCACACTGTTCCTTATTCATACCCTAAAGCCCCAGTTCAACTTAACTTTTCGCAACCAACTAATTTTAAGCTGCACAAAGATCAATATCAAATTTCATATACACCCTGGGAATCAACTAAAGTACCAGATTCATGGAAACTAAAAATGCTTGCTTGTGATGAAATCTGGACAACATCTGATTGGTGTGCAAATGTTTTTGAAGATAATGGACTGAAGAATGTTAAAGTTTATCCACATGGTATTTCTGATATCTGGAAACCAGTAAAAAGAAGATCAAGCAATGTTATAAAATTTTTACACATTGGTGAACCAGCCCCAAGAAAAGCTGGACAGATGGTAGTTGACGCATTCACACAATTATACGGAAACAACCCTGCTTATTCTTTAACTATTAAAGCATATAAAGATAATACTACTAGAATATATAATAATTATATAGATAAACAAATTATAGGTTTACCTAATACTATATATAATAATATAAATATTATAACAGAAGAACTTTCAGAAAGTCAACTACTTCAACTTTATCATGATCATGATGTTTTAGTTTATCCTAGTTATGGAGAAGGATTTGGTTTTATTCCGCTTCAGGCTTTAGCAACTGGTATGCCAACAATCTGTACAAGTGGTTGGGCACATTATGAAAATTTTCTTGGCCCACTAAAATTAAAATCAAAGTTAATTGATTCTCCATGGCCACATCCTCATGAAGGAAAAGTTTTTGAACCAGACTATCAACATCTACTTGAGCTTATGAGAGAAGTTGCTATTGACTTTCCAGCGTATGCAGGATATTATTATGCTCAGTCAACTAAGATTCATCAAAACTATAATTGGATTCAGTTAACTGAAAAGTCTTTTGATCATATTTTTAAAAAGTTTTCTTAAACCCTAGACCTATAAAAAAAAGTTTGATACACTAGACATTCACACAAAAATTACACCGCAGGGCGGAGAAAAGGTCGTATATGTCAAGAACTATTGAAAACCCATATGAAAACTTTATTGCATTGTCAAGATATGCAAGATGGTTACAAGAAGATAATCGTCGTGAAACATGGGGTGAAACTGTAGATAGATATTTTGACTTTATGCTGACTCATCTCAAAACTATGGACTATGTTCCAGATGCTAAGACAGTTACTCAATTAAGAGAAGCAGTATATAACAGAGATGTTATGCCTTCAATGAGATCTGTAATGACAGCTGGACCAGCTTTAGATAGAGATCATGTTGCAGGATATAACTGTTCATTTGTACCAGTTGATTCACCAAGATCATTTGATGAGACTATGTATATTCTTATGTGTGGTACTGGAGTAGGATTCTCAGTTGAATATAAGTATGTTAATAAGCTTCCTTCCGTCCCAGAGACATTAGAAAAGTCAGACACAGTTATTGTTGTAGAAGATTCAAAGCAAGGATGGGCTAAAGCATATCGTGAGTTATTAGCACTACTTTGGACAGGCCATATTCCAGCAATTGATGTTTCAAAGGTTCGCCCATCAGGAGCAAGACTTAAGACCATGGGTGGAAGATCATCTGGTCCACAACCACTAGTAAATCTTTTTGATTTTACTATTGCAAAGTTTAAGAATGCAACAGGACGTCAACTAAAGCCTATTGAGGCTCATGATATTATGTGCAAGATTGGTGAAGTTGTTGTTGTAGGCGGTGTCCGCAGGTCAGCAATGATTTCTCTTTCAAATATTAATGACATTGAAATGGCGCAGGCAAAATCTGGCAACTGGTGGGAAAATAATTCACAACGTGCATTGTCAAATAACTCTGTTGCATATTCTCGCAAACCAGAGATGGAGCAATTTATTGCAGAATGGAAATCTCTTTATGACTCAAAGTCTGGGGAACGTGGAATCTATAATGTTGCTGCAGCGCAGAAGCAAGCAGCTAAATATGGTCGTAGAGACCCTGAAATCCATTATGGAACGAACCCATGTTCAGAGATTATTCTCCGTCCTTATCAGTTTTGTAATCTTTCAGAAGTCGTACTACGTGAAAAGGATACACCTACAACTGTTGCAGAAAAAGTACGCCTTGCTACAATTCTTGGAACATGGCAATCAACACTAACAGACTTTAAATATCTTAGAAAGATTTGGAAAGATAACACAGAAGAAGAAAGACTGCTTGGCGTTTCTTTAACTGGTCAGTTTGGAAACAAATTCTTCTCTGGAAAAGAAAACATTAATAAACTTGAAGAGACTCTTACATCACTTCGTGAATACGCAAGAGAGATTAACAAAGAAGAAGCAGGACGTATTGGTATTCAAGAATCTGCTGCTATTACTTGTGTTAAGCCATCTGGAACGGTATCTCAATTAGTTGGTGTTTCATCTGGAATGCATGCATGGCACTCACCATACTATATCCGTACAGTTCGTGGAGACAAGAAAGATCCGCTATCAACATTTTTAAAGGAAGTTGGAATTCCTGTTGAAGACGATGTTATGAAGCCAAACGATACATATGTCTTCTCATTCCCAGTAAAAGCACCAGAGGGAGCAATCACAAGAAATGACCTTACGGCTATTGAGCATCTTAACACCTGGTTAGTTTACCAACGTGCTTGGTGTGAGCATAAGCCATCAATTACTGTTTCTGTTAAAGAGCATGAATGGATGGAAGTAGGAGCTTGGGTATATAAGCACTTTGATGAAGTATCTGGAATTTCATTCCTTCCTCATTCTGACCATTCATATAAGCAGGCTCCTTATCAAGAGGTCACAAAAGAAGAATATGATGCTCTAGTTGAAAAGATGCCTTCCAGCATTAGATGGGAAGACTTATCTTTCTATGAGACAGAAGACGGAACTAGCGGAACACAGACTCTTGCATGCACATCTGATGGTAATTGTGAGATTGTGGATATATCTGCTTAGTAGTATAATAATAGTATTGGGTAAAACCAAAATTCCTGGGCACCCCGCCCCGAAATGGAGATAATTAAATGGCACACGATAAAGCCGATTTAAATAAAGATGGAAAGGTAACAATGACAGAACAAATTTTAGCAGCGCTTGGAACATATGCAAGAGCATTCCTTTCAGCAGCAATTGCTTTGTACATGACTGGAAATACAAATCCAAGAGACCTTTTGATGGGTGGAGTTGCAGCAGTTGCTCCAGTTATTCTAAAGGCATTAAGCCCAAGCAACCAAGAATTTGGTTTTAAGGCTCCAGCTAAGTAATTAGTCGATTAGAAATACTCCTGTGCTAAAATTGGTACAGGAGTATTCCTATTTAGGAGACTATGGCAAATGGCAGTAAAAAAGAATTTCGAAGTAGATCAAAATGCTACATTCAACTTTCAGATACAATATACTGAAGACGATGAAGTAACACCTATTGATCTGACAGGCGCTTCGGCAAAACTACAAGTTCGTGATACACAGGGTGGAAATAAATTAGCTTTCACACTTACATCACCAGCGGGTGGTATTACAATTGATGGGCCAACTGGTACATTAGATGTAAAAATGACGCCTACACAAACCAACAAACTCTTTTATCCAAAGTCTGCATATGACATTATGGTTATTGATACTAATGGGAATAAAATTAAACTCCTAGAGGGGTTTATGACTCTCAGTAGGTCGGTAACTATATAATGGTCGACAAAGTAATAGTTAAAGAACAAAAAAATAATCTCATAATATCTACACCTGGTCCTCAAGGACCAAGAGGTAGAACAATCCTTAATGGAACAGGAAACCCTGCCAACAATCTTGGGTTAACTGGAGATTTCTACTACGATGTAACATTAAATAGATTTATTGGCCCAAAGACAAATGATTCATCTTGGGCAGATGCAAAAGTCATCATACTAACAAATTCAACTCTAACAACCTCTTGGGAACTTGCTCAAATCCAAGGACCAACTAATGGTGTTTATTCTGTAGAGATAGTTCATAATTTAGGATATAATCCTAATGTTACTGTAAAATCAAGTGCAGGAGATATACTGGAAGTTGGAATAGATTACAACAGCTTTAATAAAATAACATTGACAATGGCACAGCCATTTTCAGGGACAGCGCACCTGTCCTAAAAGGGAGATAGCAAATGGCAAAAAAATATTTAGTTAGTATTGATCTTAACAAAAATGAGTTACTCAATGCTAGAATTCAAAACTTAGGGGCAGCCCCTTCAAATCCTGTATCTGGTCAGTTGTACTACAACTCACAAGATAACATTATGTACTTCTGGAATGGATCACAGTGGATATCCACATCTGGTTCCCTAGAAGTTATTCAAGACGCTATTGGGCAGTATGTAGAAGGCGGAGTAGGTTTAACAGCTACCTATACTGATTCAACTGGCGTAACAACAATTGATTTAGACGACACAGATGTTACAGCTGGTACATATGGATCGACATCAAAGACTGTAACTTTCTCAGTAGATAATCAAGGAAGAATTACAGATGCAAGTGATGCAGATATAGTTATTAATTTAGCTACACAGACAACTGGAGACTATGTAGCAACAATTAATGGAACAGAGGGACAGATTGATGTCTCTCCTAATTCTGGTTCAAATGCTGCAGTAACTATTGGCTTGCCAGACGATGTTGAAATTGTTGGCAATTTGCAGGTTGGCGGAAATCTGAATGTTATTGGAACTGTTAATTCTGTAAATACAACACAGATTAACATTGAAGATAATAAGGTAAAATTAAACAGCAATGCAACAGGAGCCCCAACAGCTAATGCTGGCATTCTTGTTGAACGTGGAGATGAAGCAGATGTTGAAATTCTATGGAATGAATCAACAGATAAATGGTCACTGACAAATAATGGTACAGACTATCATGCCATTGCTAGAAAGTTTGTAACTACTCTTGCAACGTCAGCCACATCGTATACAGTTAATCACAAGTTAGGATCATCAGAGGTTACAGTTCAAGTATTTGATACAGCAACTGGATCACTTGTAGAAGCAGATATAAAGCTACACGATGATAATAACGTAAAGGTAGATTTTGCAGTTGCTCCAACAGCTGGTGAATTCAAGGTAGTGGTAGTAGGATAGCATGTCTAGACAGATGAAGGTAGCCCTTAACTTATTGACAATGGATGTAGATCCAGCGTCTGGTAAAGAGGGCGATGTATACTTTAATATTCTTACAAAGAATTTAAGAATACATAATGGTTCTGTTTGGATTGAATTGACCCCGCCAAGCACAGACCCTACCCCATTCTATAGACACACTCACGCATTTGATGGTGAAGTCCATACTATTGATATACAAAATCCAATAACATTCTTAGAGTATAATGAAATTGCATCTCCCGCAGTTATATTGCCTGAAGTTGTTGGTGTAGAAGGTGGAACTCCTTCATTATCTAACGAAAACCCAAGCTGGGAAACTCTGACATTATTTGATGGCGGTTCCCCAGAGGGTGAATCTGAAGACGTATTAATTATAGGAGGAGATTCAACAGATTTTGTTGGAGATATCCTTGACGGAGGAGCATCAAACTAATGGCAGTCAGAATATTACTTAGAAGAGATACCGCATCAAACTGGGTATTGAATAATCCAATTCTTCTTTCTGGAGAAATTGGAATAGAGTCAGATACAAACAAATTTAAGATTGGTAACGGATCTAGATGGAATGCAATTACATCTTATGCATTTAAGCCAGGGGAACCTAGCGGTATAGCAACACTAGACTCATCTGGTAAAATTCCTACCTCACAGCTTCCAAATCAGACATCAGTTTCTGGTGAAGTTGCTGCTGCAATAGCTGCTCTAACAACTACTAGCCTTGCAGAAGGCACAAACAAATACTTTACGGATGCAAGAGCTATAACAGCAAATGCATCAATAATTGCAAATGCAATTACAACAGCTGCAGCTGACGCAACAGCCAAAGCAAATGCAGCAGAAGAAAATGCAATAGATACTGCTTCTATTGATGCAACATCAAAAGCCAATATTGCTGAATCAAATGCAATATCTGATGCAGAGTCTAAAATTGCTGCTGCTAAATCACAGGCAATTTCAGCCGCATCAAATGATGCAACTTCCAAAGTAAATGCAGCTCTTACAGATATTGCAGAAGATATTGAAGCTGCAATCAATGTTGAAATTGGGGCAAGAAATACTGCCATAAGCACAGCTATAAGCGCAGAGATAATAAATAGAAATACTGCTATCGAATCAGAGATAATGGCGCTAACAACATCTGATATACCAGAAGGCACAAATAAATATTTTACAAATCAAAGAGCAAAAGATGCAGTAGCTGCAGATATTCAGGCCGCTATAGATGCAATACCAGTTGGAAGCGGAGGAAGCATAATAACTTCTACCACGAATCTTCCAGAGGGAACAAATCTTTACTTCACTAATGCTAGAGCTATTACTGCATTAACTCCAACAATTAATAATAGAGTAGCTGCGCTTCAGTCAGCAGATGATGACCTAAGAATATTTTTAATGGATATGATCTCTGACACAAATACAGATGTTACTACTATAGAAAACTCTTTGGGTGATTATGTCTTAGACGCTACCCGAAATCAGCAAAATGGATATGCTGGATTAGACTCAAATACTAAATTGTTAGAGTCAGTAATACCAGACTCAATTGCTACAAAACAATATGCAGATGCTGCAGTTGCAGCTCTAGTTGGAAATGCTCCAGAGGCATTAAACACAATTGCCGAGCTATCTGCCGCATTAGGAAATGATGATAGTGCAATTGATGCTTTAACAACATTGATTGGAACAAAGCTTTCATCTCACACAGCAGAAACAACATATGAAACAATAACAAATGTTGCTTTGAAAGCTCCAATTGAATCACCTACATTTACTGGAACAGTTTCTGGTATAACAGCCTCAATGGTTGGTCTTGCAAATGTAGATAATACTGCCGATATGGATAAGCCAGTATCAACAGCTATGCTTTCTGCACTTGATCTTAAAGCACCTCTATCAAATCCCATATTTACAGGTACTGTAGATTTTACGACAGCAACTGTAACTGGAATAGATGCCCTTCCTTTGCAAGTCAATAATTCTGGAAAGTATTTAAAAACAGACGGTACATCTGCAACATGGGAGACTCTTGATCTGACTTTATATGCCACACTAGAGGCACCAACATTCACAGGCACTGTAACATTTAATTCAGCACCAATAGTACCTGATAACTCATTCCAGTTGTCAGCAATAAATGGAGTTGTTAACTCTAAGCTTCCAATATCTTACTTAGAGTATGACTATATAACAATTAATGGAACTAATAAGCAATTAGGTTCATCCTTTGACACACCAGGATATTTGAACTCTTCAAATACAAGTGGCCAAAATCAAATCGCATACGGAACATCAGAGACACCTTCTATAGTGAGCCCCGTAGCTGGAGATATTTACATACAGTATTAGGAGATATAGATGCCACTAAATATTTGGAACAATTCCTCATGGAATCCGTTTAAAAAGATCAAGGTATATGACGGTACTACATGGAAGGATAGTAAGGCTGTATTTATTTGGGATGGCACTGCCTGGAAGCCAGTAAATGATTTAACTCCTAAGAATACAGTTCTTCCAACTATATCTTTACAGCCAGACAACTATTTGTATGGAGCTCAGGAAACTATATCTGTTTCAACTGGAACATGGGAAAATAGTCCGACATCATATAAATATCAATGGCAAAAAGCTCCACATTCTTTCTCTACATTAAGCTGGTCCGATATTCCTGGCAAGACAGAAAATTCATTATTCTTAAATGAAGATGAGTGGGATTCAAATAAAACACTTAAATATGTTGGATATGTTGTAAGATGTAAAGTTACTGCAACAAATCAATATGGAGATACTAAAGAGCCAGTTTATACATTAGCCACTCCTCTTATAGCCCCACAAAAATTAACAAGCTTAACTGTTACAGTTGTAGAAAACGGTGTTGTCAAACTGGATTGGGTTAAGCCAGTTGGAGCAAATGATTTTTACCTACAATATCAAGGACCAGAAGTTCAATTTACTGAAGTAAACCGTTTAGGAGATGTCAATACATATACATTTGATACTGGCAATGCTGATGGGACTATTGGATTATTGCTTAATCCATTAAATACATCAAATGTAAGCGGAATGACAGTAACTGGTTATGGTAAAAACGGATCAGTTAATGACCTAAAGCCAAATAAGCCAAGTGTTACAACAACTATGGAATCTTTCTCTTGGGGAGGAAGATTAAGTTGGTCATTAAACCTAATACAGCCTACATCATGGATAATATATAATGGATCAGAAGTATATGCAAGCTCAACATTAAATAGCCCAACTCAAACATCTTATGATATTGACCAAATTGGAATTGGCGGAACAACATATGGTTCATTTACTATAACTGTTAATGGAACAGCACCTAGATTTGATGAAACATCTTGGAGCTCAACACCAGGACTTACAATTACATATCCAGCTGTGGCAAAGCCAGTAAATACAGTAGCTCCATCAGTATCAACATCTGATGGCAGATCATTCTCTGCAACAACAGGAACATGGACAAATACTTCATCAATATATTCATATATATATGAATGGTTTGCAGACGGTTCACCAATAGACGATATATTCATATATGAATCAGATACAATTAATCTTTACGATACAACCGCTTATGATAATAAAGCAATATCATGTACAGTTCAGCTTTTATTAACTGATTTAACATTAACCACACCAGTAGCAAGCAGCAACTCAGCTCAATCAGTTGTTAAGCCGCCTACAGTTATTGCACCAACATGGGCTGGAGGATACCCTGTAATTTCAGGATCTGAAAGAAGTTGGTCTGTTTCAAGTGTTGGAACATGGAATAATAATCCTACATCTTACTCATATAACTGGGAATATAACGATCAAGGATCAGTTTGGATAAATGTTGGTAGTGATTCATCTATAACAACTGCTTCTTGGGCAGATGGAAGAGGATTAAGATGTAAAGTTACTGCAAGCAATAGTGCTGGATCAGCAGGACCAGTAACATCTAATACCGTATATCCTTCAGCACCAGCCCCAGTAGCAACTTGGGGTGCATGTACTCAATATAACAACGGAACTGATTATGGATATGATTGTACTGGAACAACAAAAATGCCTTGGTCAAGACCAATTTATGGATACAGAGAAGAATATTATTTAAATGGAATTGCTCAAGGTATTTATAGAGATTGTACTGGATCACCAACCTATGGCGATAAAGTTTATCAGTCAACAATTTATTGGACATGGAATTCAGCAGATTGTGGATATGTTGAACCAACAACAGTCACATATTATAGAGGATATTCTGTATGCGATGTTCAAAATGGATATTATGTTACTTCACCACAAGTAACTGGCCCATTTACTGCATCAACAATGCCAACAGATACATTCTCTACTGGTTCAAGAACATCTACATATACAGTTTATAGAGAAACTGAAGCTGGCGCTCTTGCCGCCGCCGCTAATGCTGCATGTGCAACAGTTGCGTTTACACCACCTCACTTCCCACCATTCTTCCCGCCATTCTTCCCACCTCACTTCCCACCATTCTTCCCGCCATTCTTCCCACCTCACTTCCCACCATTCTTCCCACCTCACTTCCCACCATTCTTCCCGCCATACTTTAGCGGATACCCATACTTTGCGTTTACACCACCTCACTTCCCACCATTCTTCCCGCCATACTTTGCTAGTGGCGGTGGCGGAGGCTGTATAGCAGCTTCAACATTAATATCTACACCTAATGGTCCAGTACCAGCGGAAGAAATTATAGTTGGAGATATAGTACACTCAATAAGATTTAATGAGCTAACTACAGATGAAACTGCATACACACTAGACGCATGGAGCGCAGATACATTAACTCCAGTTGAAATGCTAAATACAGTTGTGACATCAGCCAGAGCCATGAGAAATGTTTCTACACTAATTGTTATAAATGGAGATAAGTACACATCAGAACACCACATTTTGGTTGATGATGGATCTACAAAGAGATTTGCTGTAGCTGGAGATATTCAAATTGGATGGAAGGTGCTTAAGAGAACTGGAGATTCTGTTGAAAATCTAGCATGGGTAGATGTTATTCAAAAGGATACAATTGAAGAAGCAGCAACAGTATACCTATTTGATACAGAAGACCAAGATGTACTATTCACAGAGAATATGTTAACTCACAACGTAAAGGCAAATGTTACATAATGACATGGGAAAGCTACAAAGAAAAGCTTGGAGACACAAGGCCATGGGATATATTAAATCCTAGAACCGAATATGTCTCTGATGAAGAAGCGGCTGCAAAACTGTCTATATGCAAAGAGTGTCCAAGATTCATAAGTCTTACAACACAATGCAAAGAGTGTGGCTGTGTAATGAAAGCTAAAACAAAAATAAAATATGCGGAATGTCCACTAAAAAAGTGGTAGCCCTAATAAAATATACGATATAATTAGATAAGGTTACACCGCATGGAGGCAACATGGCAACAGATTTTCCAGAAAGTCTAGATAATTTATCAAACCCAGCAGCAACAGATTCTTTATCTGGTCACGCACAGCTTCACACAGACATCAATGATGCTCTTGAAGCAATTCAAACAAAAGTCGGAATAGATGGCTCAACAGATCCTGATTCACTAGAATACAGAGTATCAGCAGTAGCCGCCGCTATTACATCTCTTGAAAACTCAACAGATGCTGGAGATGTTCTCCTTGGCCTAGAAGGTAACAATGATCTTGTTATCAATGGCATAGAGAACAAGACGGTAATTGATGATTTTTCAAAAACTTTGTATAGAACAGTAAAGTACGAACTACAGATTTCAAGAGGTAACGAATATATTTCTTCATCTCTTGTTGTTTTAAATGATGGTAGCAACATAAATGTAGCAGAGTCTAACATTATCTCAAACACAGATAATAACATAGCCTCAGTCACATTTGAAGAAAATTCAGGTATAATTAGTCTATGCGTTACTCCTGTAACATCTGAGGTAACAGTCAGATACTACAGAACAGCGCTTAAGGCTTAACAAGGGGGTTGCAAATGGCAACAGTAAATAAGAATTTTAGAATTAAACAAGGTCTCGTTGTTGAAGGCTCAACAGGTACAATCGGTGGCCAAAACATACTTACAGAGACAGGTGGAGATCAATATATTCTCAACCTCATTGGTGGAGAAACACTTGTAAAGTCCGTATTAGGAAACCTTTCCGTAAATAGTGCAGGAGCTTTATCTCTTAATCAAAACTTGCTTGCTGGAGAAATGGCAGGAGATTATTTATTCACAAACGGTGATGATAACCTTAATGTTGATGTTGAAGGAATTGCAACAGATTTAACTGGTTCTTATGGATTTGCAACAACAACAAATATTTCAGATGCAATTGCAGATGAAGTAGCTCGTGCAAATATTGCCTATGATACAGCAGGCTCTGCATTAGCAGCACAGGGAAATGCAGAAGACTACACAGACACTGCATTGCAGTCATACACACCAACATCATCATTAGACACAACAGTTGGTGGTTATGGCTACCTTAAGTCAGCAGATCTTGCAGGATACGCAACAGAAACATATGCAGATAATGCTGCAGCAGGAGCGTTAGAAGATGCTCAGACATATGCAGATGCATTAATAAATGATTCCTCAAACTCTTCAACACAGGTTTGGTCAGCATACAAAACAAACACAGAAATTGGTTTGGCACAGTCTAATGCAGAAACTTATGCAGACAACAAGATTGATGACACTTCAACCGCTACAGACAAGTCTTGGTCAGCATACAAGACAAATACAGAAATCGGCCTTGCAGAAGGAAGAGCAAATACTTATACTGATGAAGCAGTTGCAGATTTAGTAAATTCAGCACCTTCAACTCTTGACACACTTAAGGAATTGGCAGATGCACTTCAGTCAAATCCAGATGTTATTCAAGACCTTCAAGATGTCGCTGCAGGAAAGCAGGATACATTAACTGCAGGCGCAAACATTGATATTACAGGATCAACCATTTCCGTAACTGGCCTAGATACAGATGATGTAGCAGAAGGATCAAATCTTTACTTTACTAACCAACGTGCAATTGATGCAGTTGGTGGTTCCGCAACATCAGATAACACACCAGATACAGTTGTAAAGCGTAATGTCGATGGTAATTTTGCTGCTAATGATATTACAGCAAATGAAATTAGCATTGGCTCAATAGGTCGAATTTATGATGATGGCGGCACTCTTGTTATTGAGAATATTGATGGAGATGACGTTACAATTAATGCTGACGACATTAGACTCTATGCACAAGATGATGTTAGACTTACTGCAGGTGTAGGTGGCGATGTTGTACTAACTACAGATACTGGAAGCCTCCGCCTTGAAGGTTCAAATATCTATGCTGGAACAAACCTTCAATATGTAGATTCAGAAAGAGTTGCAACACAGGGTTATGTAGACGATGCACAGGCAGATGCAGAAGCAACAGCTCAGACAGCACTCGATAATGTTCTAAATGCAACAACACCATTTACAGATCTAAACATAAATGATGTTGCAAAGCAGGTGGCATCTAGAGTAACTTCTCTAGGCTCAGTCCCTGTAACAGCATACCAATTCAATAAGTCATCATTTAAATCAGGTAAGTTCTTGGTTAAGATTGACAACGGAACACACAATGAAATTTCAGAGATTCTAGTAACACTAGATTCATCTGGCAACGTAGCAATTACAGAATATGCAATCGTTGGAACAAATGGTTCAAGAGGAACAATTACAGCAGATGTAGATGCAACTCATTGCCGAATCAGAGTAACTCCAGTAGACGATTCAACAATTACTGTAGCTGGTACAGTCTTTAACGCATAATTGAATAAAAGGTAAGGGGTCCTTTCAAAACCCCACCAAATAACATTAGGGGATATGTGAACTTAAATGGCAACAGTAGATAAAAACTTTAGAGTAAAAAACGGCTTAAATGTCGCAGGCACGGCAACAATTGCAGGAGCAGCAACATTTGCTTCTGAAGTAAATGTAGACAATCTTGTCATTAATTCAACACCCCTAGCTTATGATTCCTCAACTGGACGATTAAAGATCCAGGTTGGCGGAGTTTGGAAAGAGATTGCTCTTTTAGAAGATGCCCTTGAAGATACAGGAGCATTAACATTTATGGATATTGGTTTAGCCATAGATTTCGATGGTCAGCCAATATACACAGTCTATGCAAATGGAGTCAATAATACAGCTACAAAATTTGCAGACGGTGGAGATACAAGCACTACCAACTATAGCATGACTTTTGATTCAGGAACAATTGCTTAATTGTTTTTGAATTTTTATGATGCTATAATTACAAAATAAGTCTAAATTAGGGGTGGCAAATATGTCAACAGTAAGAATTCAAGTAAGAAGAGGTACAGAAGCTCAATGGGCTCTAGTTAACCCAATTCTAGCAGCAGGAGAAGTTGGACTTGAGTCCGACACAAATTATTTTAAGTTTGGAACTGGAAGCACAGCATGGAATGCACTTCCTTATGCAAACGAACCATTATCTGATTTAGAGAATAGAGTAGGTGCTTATCTTGAAGATAACCTACTTGGACAGCCTAATGGTGTAGCTTCACTTGATAGCAACGGTAAGGTACCAGCAGCTCAATTAGATATTACAGAACTTTCACAGGATGCTGTAAATACAGCATTAACAGCAGGAACAGGTATTACAAAAGCATACAACGATGCATCTAATACAATTACAGTATCAGCAGATACATCAGTTCTTGCAACAAAAATGTATGCAGAGTCATACACAGATCAAGCATTTGCTCAGATTGTTGGTGCAGCACCATCAGTCCTAAATACACTAGAAGAGCTTTCAGCAGCACTTAATGATGATGAAAACTTTGCATCTACAGTTGCAACATCATTGGCAGCAAAAGCTGATGCTTCTGTTGTACAGGGAGCATTAGAAGATTTAGATCTTAAGGCTCCATTAAATTCACCAACATTTACTGGAGGAGTTATTCTTCCTTCAACAACAACAATTGGAAGCGTATCAGAGACTGAAATTGGATATGTAAATGGCGTAACATCAAATATACAAGTTCAGCTAGACGATAAAGCCCCTATAGACTCACCAGTATTTACTACATCAGTAGCGCTACCATCAAATACAACAATAGGCGACGTAGGATCAACTGAAATTGGATACTTAAATGGAGTAACATCATCAATACAAGTACAATTAGATGATAAAGCTCCAATTGAATCACCAATATTTACTGGCACAGTAGGCTTGCCTTCTACAACATCAATAGGTGATGTTGCTAGCAATGAAATTGGTTATTTAAATGGAGTTACATCTGGTATACAGACACAAATTGATGATAAAGCTCCAATTGAAAGCCCAACTTTTACTGGCACAGTATCTGGAATAACAAAAGATATGGTTGGATTAGCAAATGCAGACAATACATCAGATGCAAATAAGCCAATCTCAACAGCCACACAAAGCGCATTAGACTTAAAGGCAGATGCTGGAGATTTTACATCACACGAATCTGCTACAACAACAGTCCATGGAATTGCAGATACAGCAGCATTAGCAACAAAAGATTATGCAGATGCAGCAGTAAATACACATAATCTTGACACAACAGGTGTCCATGGAATTGCAAATACAGCACTTCTTGCAACTACAGCAAATGTTGCTACAGCAAAGCAAGAGGCAATTGATGCAGCAGCAGTGGCATCAGAAAACTACGCAGATGGATTAGCATCAAATTATGATGCAGCTGGAACAGCAACAGCAGAAGTTGGTACACATAATAATGCCACAACATCTGTTCATGGAATTGCTGACACATCAAAGCTTGTAACAACAGATGCACAGTCTACAACATTAGACGGAGCATTAACAGTTCAGGGTAACCTTACTGTAAATGGTACAACATTTAATGCATCAGCGACATCTATTACAATTGAAGATAACTTAGTACAGCTTGCTCACCAAAATTCAGGTAACTCAGTAGACCTTGGTCTTGTAGTTGCTTATAATGATGGTCAGACAGGATACCATGCAGGTATTGTAAGGGATGTATCTGATTCTAAGTGGAAGCTCTTTAAAGATGTAACTTCAGAGCCAGCAACAACAGTTGATTTTACACAGGGATCATTAGATGACCTTGCCGTGAATAACTTAACAGCAGCAGGAGTAGTCTTTACAGACGGAACACAGACAAAGCAAGGAGTTCCTTCACAGACATCAATTGTTGAAAAGACTTCAGCATTCAATATAACAGATGCAAACTACAGAGATCAAATGCTAGAGGTAAACCACACAGGCGGATCAGCAGTTACAATTACAGTTACTGAAGACGGCACAAATGGCATCACATACCCAGTAGGAACCTCTATTGATATATTAAGAACAAACACAGGAGCAGTAACAATTGCTGGTTCTGGAGCAACAGTAAACGCAACACCAGGCTTAACATTAAGAGCACGTTGGTCATCAGCAACATTATTTAAGAGAGCAGCTAATACTTGGGTTCTCATGGGCGATTTGACTGCGTAAGGAATAGGGGATAAATAAATGGCAACAAGTAAAAGAAAAGGAATTAAGTCTTCAGCGCAGGACAACTTCCTAGAGCCAAATGCAGTAATAAACCTTGCCGCAACAGATGTAGGTACAAACCGTGCCTATAATGATGGTGCAGTTAACCTATCTTGGGATCTACCAGCAGCATCTCCACCAGCAACCTTATACACAATCACAACAAGTCCAACCACGACTACTCAAACAACAGCAAATAAAACATTTTTATTTCAAGGTTTAGCGTCTGGTACAGCTTATACATTTACAGTTATTGCAAGCAACGCTGCTGGAAATTCTTTACCAGCAACTGCTAGCGCAACAGCTACAACAGTTCCATCTTCTCCAAGAAATGCAAGCGCATCAAGCCCATCAAACAACTCAGATAGAGTTGTCTGGGATGCACCTGCATCAGATGGAGGAAAAGCTGTATCAAGCTACACAGTAGTTTCTACAGATGGACCTTCTTACACAAACTCTGTATCTCCAAAAGATATTCCAGAAACAGGTAATACAACTCAGAGTTATACAATTTATGCATTAAACGCAAACGGAACATCACTTGGTGCTAGTACTAATAGCGTTACTACATTTACGCCGCCGTACTTCCCACCATTCTTCCCGCCTCACTTCCCACCATTCTTCCCACCATTCTTCCCACCGTATTTCCCACCATTCTTCCCACCACACTTCCCACCATTCTTCCCACCATTCTTCCCACCGTATTTCCCACCATTCTTCCCACCACACTTCCCACCATTCTTCCCACCATTCTTCCCACCGTATTTCCCACCATTCTTCCCACCACACTTCCCACCATTCTTCCCACCGTACTTCGCATTCACACCACCGTACTTCCCACCGTACTTTAGCGGATACCCATACTTCGCATTCACACCACCGTACTTCCCACCATACTTCGCACCACCACGGTTCGGATTCAGATACTAAAATAAATTTAAGTGGGGCTGGCAACAGCCCCACTTAAATGATATAATTATTGACAGGAGAAAAAAATGGCAATTGCAGAAAATTCATATGCTTTCGTTTCAAATAATATTGTTATAGGAACAGTTACATTAGATCCAGAAGCACCTTCTTACGATAGAAAAAAGGCTGGCTTTGAAAATACAACTTGTGTTATTGATATAACAGATAATGAAGAGGCAAGAATTGGCTCAACATGGGATGGCACATCATTTACACATGATGACAGCGAACCAGCACATATAGTAGAGGGACAGCATAGATTTGCTTTTATTTCTGACAATAAAATCTTTTTTATTAAAAGAGTTATGTATGTAGGACAAGGAACAATACAAGCATTTTTAAAGGCTACAAATGACGGAATCTCAGTTCACCCAATAACATCTGAGGCACTCCCAGAAATTGGAAGTGCTTGGAACTAAATTAATTTTTTTATTAATTTAACTAATAGTAGAAAGAAGTAATTAATGTCAAATATTGGATACTCTTCAAAAGAAGAGCTATTTCCTGGATTATGGCTATATCGTGATGTTTTAAAGCCAGAAATTAATGCTATTGAAAGAGTTGAAAATACTCTAAAAGAAAGTAATGGACTTTATAACTGGAAAGAAGCAACTGTAGGATACAGGGAAAAAATTCCAGAGTATCGTGATTGCTACGATTTTAAATTAAAAAAGATGGACTACCCAGGCAAAGACAAATACATGACTGAATTTGATAGCGTCTGGCAAGATCTTTATGATGCTCAAAAAGTTGCTTTGGACGACTATTCAAAGTTTTACAATATTGATATGAAATATTGGGAAGCCATGAACTTTATTAAGTATGGTCCAGGACAACATTTTGCTGAGCATGCTGATCATGGCTGGTCGTATATTGCTACAGTCTCAATGGTTGGATATTTAAATGATGATTATGAGGGCGGAGGCCTAAGCTTTGGAAAAATTGGCATTGAGGTAAAGCCAAATGCTGGTGATTTATTTATCTTCCCATCAACATATTTATTCTCACATAGAGCTATGCCAGTTTTAACTGGAACAAAATATTCCTTAGTAACAATGACTGATTATAATGATGCCGCACATTCGCCAGAATTTTATAGACAGCATGCCACAAATCTTTCATTAAAAGATGACGAGTACTAATGCACACATTTGATGTCTACCAAACAAGACCAAACTATGGAAAACTTGAACCTCTAGGAATAAAAAGATCCTGGATGGATGAAACCTTTAATGCACATGCATATAAATGTTTTCCAGTAAGTCTTTCAAATGGTCTTGGTTGGGGGATATCTTTCCCAGAGGATATTAGTTTTATATGGGACGGAATTTCTGACTCACAGTCAGACCATGTAAAAATTCTTTCAGGTGAAAAGTATGCACATAATACAAGAGGAAATGCAACAATAAGTTTTAATACTGGCCTATTATTTAGAACAGAAGAAAATCTTAGTATAATGGGAATGCCAGTACCTAATCAATTTATAGATGGGGCACACCCATTTACTAGTTTAATATCAACTTCATTTTTTAAAGGGGAATTCCCAGTAGCATGGAGAGTCACTAGACCAGATACTGTAATTACAATCAAAGCTGGTACCCCAGTGATATCTATAATGCCAATATCTTTACAAGAACTAAATAATTCAGAGGCAGTAATGCGTGATTTATTTGAACTACCACCAGGGTTTTTTCCAGATGAAAAATATGGAGATATTGTTTATGAAATAAATAAAGCTGGTAAATGGACAAACTTCTATAGGGATGGTGTAGATCATTATGGAAATAAAATAGGTGACCATGAAGTAAAAGCTTTAAGGTTAAAGGTTAATGACGGAAAGCCAGTGGCCTGCAGTGACAAATAAAATAACATTTCATTCTAATAAGATATATAACAAAAAAGATGGAACTCATGCGCCATCACCAATGAGCAAATCACTTGCAACGTGGTGGCAAGATGCAAGTATTTACATAAAAGATCCAAATGGAAACCCATATATTAATCCAGACGGCATAACAAAGGTTATGTCCTACAAATCCTGCCCAGCACTTCTTGATATATTTACAACTGGTTACGCATTACTTACCCCATGCGATATTGAATTTTATGAAAAGCGTGGAAGAACAAAAGTAAAGACAGATGTTGGCTTTGAAGATTTTGTTGGAGAACGAGCAAAGATGGAAGGGTTTGTAACCCCAGCAGGTTATGATGATGACCATTTTCATTGGTATGCAAACTGGGCACCAGTCCTTCCAGAAGGATATAGTGCAATTTATCTGTCACCAGTTAATAGATTTGATTTACCATTTTTAACGGTGGCTGGTATAATAGATAGTGATAAGGTAACAAACTCAGGACTTATTCCGTTTTTCTTACAAAAAGGGTTTACAGGCGTAGTGCCAGCAGGCACACCATACATGCAAATAATTCCTTTTAAAAGAGATGATTGGGAAATGGATCTTGTTTTTAGGACAGCAGAAGAAATTTTACAAAAGCACAAAGAGACAGCAGATACATTTAGATCACCAGATGGTGGAGTCTATAAGAAGAAGTTTTGGTCAAAAAGAAAATACCAATAGGAGAAGAAATGCAAAAACAAGTAAACACAAACAAAGAGCATAATTATAAAGAGCTTACATCAATTACGCCTTCTGGTTTTTTTGGTGATTCTGTAGACAATATTGTTGAGCTAAAAAACTTCTTAACTGAAGAAGAAAAACAAAGATTAACTGAGTTTGCATTCAACAACAAGACATGGGACATAACAGAGTCACATTTTAATGAAAACGGTACAGTTATATATGATGCTGGCGTATGGGCTGATAGAGTATGTACAAGACGCTCAATGGAAATATCTCATGATCCATCAATTGTTCATATAGTAGAAGGTCTTATTACAAGACTTAAAGTAGAAGTTGATAAATTTTTTGATGTTGATGTACAAGCAACGGGCCCAGCTATTGTAAGATGGCCAGTTGGAACTAGACAAGATCCTCATGCAGATAAAGAACTTCACGAGGGTCCAGATGCTGGAACACCTAATGATTTCCCTCATTATGATATTGCATCAATATTTTATTTTAATGATGACTATGAAGGCGGAGAATTATTCTTTCCAATACAAGGAATAGAATTTAAGCCAAATGCTGGATCCGCATACTTTTTTCCAGGAGACAGACATTATGTTCATGGAGTAAGGCCAATTATTTCTGGAAACAGATACACCTCACCATTCTTCTGGAATATATTAAAGCATACTGGAGAGAGACAGCCATAATGGAAATAGAATATAGAGAAGTTTATCCAAAAGTTTTTGTATATAGCAATATATTTAAAGACCTAGACTCTTTTCTAAATGTAATAGTAGAGTCAGAAAAAAATCCTGAAGGATCAATGATCTTTCCTTGGGAGGATTGGTATACATTTGGTTTAGAGGCAGACAACTTTATTCGTGATGCCGAAGATACTCCAAGAGTTATAAAAGAAAAAGAAGCCCTAGAAGAAATAGAAAGAGTATTTTTTACAGTAGTTGATCATTATTTTGAAAAACATAATGTTGAATATTCATTTGATACATTTGTAGATACAGTTGACGGTAAAACAAAAAATAAATGGCAAAAAATGGGGCCTTCAATATGTAAGTATAACCCAGAGACTGAAGTAGCATTAGACCTTGCAATGCATTACCATACAGACTACCAAGTAGAAAAAAAAGATGCTAGAGGATATAATTTTTCTGTAACTGTAACAATGTATCTTAATGATGATTACGAAGGTGGCGGAATTGATTTTTATATAAACGATAAATTATTTTATTACAAGCCAAAAGCTGGAGACGTAATTGTTTTCCCAGCGGGAGATCCTGGATTTTTAACAGAAGGGGATGAGCTATATCATCACGGAGTTAGAAAAATTATTGGTTCGCCAAAATACTTTATAAGAAATAATATGCTCAGATTTAATGAGGGTACTGAAGAATGGATCAAAAATCAGCAACTTTATGGAGAAGAAATATGGGCACAGATGGAAAGAGAAAGATGGAAGCGGGACAGAGCAAATGGAGTTTATCAACAGATAACTAGAGAAACAGTATCGAAAGCGAGAAGACTAAATGATGTATAATCTTGATGGTAAAAAAGTTTTAAAAAATGATATAGTTATATATGAAAATTTTATATCACCAGAACATTGTGACGCAATATTAAAGTATTGGGAGCACTCAACAGAAAAAGGTACACTGTCTTGGGGACCCATTTCTTTTTATGAGTCATTTTCATCAAACCTCCCAGAAGATAGCGACATGCTTGAATTTGGACTACCAGAAAACTTTTTTGCAGAGTTAGAAAAGGGAATACAGGAAGCAACAGCAGATACCAGAGGCAAGCCAGTTAGAAAGGTTAGCTACCATGCACAAAAGTGGATTGAAGGCGCATTTGCTGGATTCCACTCAGACAATAGCCCACTGGATACTCCAGACTACAATGCTTTTGAAAGAAGTAAGATGGCAACCTTCCTTTATTTAAATGATGATTTTGAAGGTGGAGAATTAAACTTTAGAGATCATGATATAAGAATTAAACCTAGAAAAGGCCTGCTAGCAGCCTTTGAAGGAGGACACCATAATATACACGAAGTTCTTGTTATAGAAAAAGGAACTAGATACACAATTGGTTCGTTTTGGGATTTTGAAGAAGTCGAGTACTCAGATGAAACTAGAGCAAGATGGGAAACAGAAATTTCTGAAGCAAGAGTCCAGCAGGCAAAAGATGCAGAAGAGTGGGCAAAAATGAGAGAAAGAGGAGAAAGGCTTTTGCCTGGTCCAGGAGTTTCAAGTAAACCAGCAAAAGAATATATGAATGATGAAGCATGAAATAGTATACGACAAAATAGTTTACTTTGAAGATGCTATTCAGAATCCAAAAGAATGGCTTTCTAAGATAGACAGCGTGGATAATTCATTTATATCAGCATGGCTGCCATGGGAAGCAAACTCTGAACAAAAATATGTTTACGGAGAAAGAAAGTTTGTTGGAGTAAAAGAAGATAAAAATAATCCAATAGACCCAGAGTCAGAAGAAATTATTATGGAAATTATAGATGCTATGTATGCATGTGCCGAAAAATATGCTGAAATATATAGCATTGAAGATAAAATCAACATAGGCAAAATTTTTGTTTTAAATAAGTATCGTGAAAATGAAGAGATGGGCCAGCATACAGATTGGAACGAAGATCAAAATACATTAGAATATTCTTTTGTAGTTTATTTAAACGATGACTATGAAGGCGGAGAAATTTATTTTGGAAAGCAAGACGTTAAAATAAAGCCAAAAGCAGGTAGCATAATATTGTTCCCTTCAAAAGAACCATACTATCACGGTTCATTAGCATTAAAGTCTGGGAGAAAAATATTTATACCTCATTTTTGGCAAAATGGAACTATAGTTCACTAAGGAGAGATAATGAATAGAGAAAAACTAGAAGAAAATGTATACTATTACAAGAATGTAATAGAAAATCCAAAAGAATTTATTGACCTTATAAATTCTACTGAGGATTATGACGATAACGACCCAATAGTTAAAGTTGTTCCAAAGTGGGATGAGTGGTCTGCTTGCAGCGGATTAATGTATGTTTATGGAAATAAAAAGAATCTAGCATTGGACTCTTTAGAAGAATTAAAAAATGCCTCTCCAGACCAATATGAAAAAGCTAAGACAATTATAGAAACAATACTAAATGGATTACAGTCAGTATGTAAAGACTATGCAAAAGAAAAAGGAATAGAAGACGATGTTTTATTACAGACATCAATAGGTATAAACAGATATTCAGCTGGAACCACAATGGGTGGTCATTATGATCAACAAGAAGGAGATACAAGACTAAAGTATTCTTTAGTAATGTATTTAAACGATGACTATGAAGGCGGAGAAATATCATTTACAATTAAAGACGGTATAATGGATTCTATCGATAAACCACATCAAGATTTAGAATTAAGCAAAGACACAGATAGAGTAACTTTCTATTTAAAGCCAGAGGCTGGAAGCGTATTAATATTCCCTTCATCCTCACCTTATAATCACACAGCCCATCTAGTAAAGAGTGGTCATAAGTATATGGTACCTGGGTTTTGGATGAATAAGGATAATCATGGCAATGTATAATTTTCAAGAACTAGCTCCTAATATATTTTATTTTACAAATGCAATATCTGAGCCAGAGAAGCTAGTAAAATTTATTGAAGAAACAGAAGATGATGAATCAATAAATACAAATCTTATATCAAAATGGAGACTGTGGAAGGCCAGCAATAGACCAGAAGATATTTATGGTTTAGAAAAATATATAACTGCTGATTATGAAAAAGCAGGAGCGCTACCAAGTGCAAGAGAGCTATACATAATAAACAGCATTAGGTCTAGTATGCATTTTTGTGCTACACAGTATAAGCTATACAATAATGTTGATGGAGATGTAAACTTAGATAAAGAGTTTGGAATTAAAAAATATAACCCTGGCCAGACACTTGGTCAACATGCAGATCAGTATGATGGGAATACTAAGCTTAGATATTCTATAGTTGCATATCTTAACGATAATTATGAAGGTGGAGAGCTTTCGTTTAGTAATCAAAATGTAGTTATAAAGCCACAAGCTGGTAGTATAGCAATATTCCCATCTTCAGAGCCATATCTTCATGGATCAAATGAGCTTAAGTCTGGAAATAAATACATGGCACCAGGGTTTTGGCTTTGGTAATTTAGGTGGTATAATTAAAAAATGGCAACAGTACCAAATGACAAAGGCTTTAGTTATCCAGACTATACAGATACCCCTGACGTACCTAGGGATATCTCTCAGCTTGCTTTTGACATTGACCAGTACTTAGACGCACACCCAGGCCCTGTAGGGCCTGCAGGACCCACAGGAGCCACAGGAGCCCAGGGCCCAGAAGGTCCACAGGGATTGACTGGAGCAACTGGCCCACAAGGTGAGCAGGGCATACAGGGGCCAGCAGGTCCAAAAGGCGACAAAGGTGACGCTGCTGCAACAGTAACAGTTCAATCAACAACAACTGGCGCAGCTGGAACAAATGCATCTGTAACAAACTCTGGTACAAGCTCTGATGTACAATTAAATTTTACGATTCCAAGAGGTGCAGACGGAGCAACTGGAGCTACAGGTCCACAAGGTCCAGCAGGACAAAATGCAAACATTGATCCTTTAGATAATAGAATTAGTTTAAATCTTGCAGTTTCCTCTGCATACGGAGTTAACTCAAACTGGTATCCATCTTCAAATAACTTATTTGATATTGGCCAAGAAGTAGATTCTTTGTCTGGAATATTTTCAGCAAAAAACTGGAAGAGAGGGTTCTTTCAGGGATCAGTATATGCAGCATCACTAATTACTCCTTCTGATTTAAATTTAAAAACAAACATAGAGGCATCTGATCTTGGACTAAACTTTATTAACTCATTAAATCCAGTAAAGTATAAGTATATTGTTGGCGACACGGTTACAACATTTGACCCAGAAGGAAACCAGATTGAGACACCAGTTGCTGGTGTAAGAACACATTATGGTTTAATTGCTCAAGAAGTTAAAGCAGCAGTTGATGGATCTGGAGTAGAAGACTTTGGCGGATGGATTCTTAAAGAAGATGAAAGCCAAGCATTAAGATATGAGCAGTTTATTGCTCCACTTATAAAAGCCGTACAGGAATTATCTACAAGAGTTGCACAACTAGAACAGGGGTAATTATGTCATATAAATACTCTGTCTTAGCAGACAACCCAATAGTATATTATAGCGGGGCAATAACAGAAGCATTTAGTGTACCTTCTTATCAAGATTTGCTTAATGACTACGAGACATACCAAGAATTTCAAGCAGCATTTACAGACTATTCTTTAGATTCTGGAAATGCAGTTGTAGATATATCTGGGTGTCAGAATAATGGATTCTATTCAGGAGAGGTTAAGTCTGACATATTCCCTCTTATATACGGAGATCCATACGCATTAAAAATAGACAATGTTGCTTCTATAAATATAAATAATGCAAGAGGTTACAACGGAGAAATTGTAAAAGGCGGGTTTGGAAAATCTGGATTCTCTGACAACACATTCTCGCTTGAGCTATTCATATACCCAGTCATTGATTCAGAAGAAACAATCATGATCCCTATTATTGGAGATCTTTCTAATAGCGTTGGTCTTTTTTACGACAATGGAAATATTGTTTTTAAGTTAAATTCATACAAAATAGAATATACTCTACCATATAAAAGAAAGTCTTACTATGTAGCTGCAGTTTATAATAAGGATTCCGCAATGCTTTATATAGATGGAGAAATGGTTTCTTCCATAAGTATTAGTGGATTTCAGTTTATAAATTCAAATCTATCTCTACTATGTGGCCCAACACAAAATGAGGGGAACTACTTTTTAGTTAACGGCTTAGCTATATATAGATATGCACTTAATGACCTTAAAATAAAAACTCATTATATAAATGCAACCTCAATCAGACCACTAGATGTCTATGGTCCAGCCAAAGGTAGAGCATTTGAAATTAACGATAGCAACTACATGACGGATTTTGTTTTTAGATACCCAGCAGATAAAGACTGGGCGGACATATCTGTTGATGGACTTGATCATAATACAACTAAAAAAACATTATCAATATCAAAAACAGACACAGCAGCAGAGTCTACTGTAGAAGTAGTAGATATGATTTACATGCCATACTCACTGAGTCCTACATCTTCAAAGATAGAGTGGGCAGGAGATAACGGAATAACAGTATTTTCAAGTACAGATGGAATAGTGTTTGAAGAGTGTGAAAACAACTCTGTAATACCACAATATACAAAACTTAATTTTAGCGAATCTAAAAAACTATACATAAAAATAGTATTTACATCTACAGACACATCTAAATATATCCCATGCTTAGAGTATCTAATAATAAAAATGTATGCTGATAATAAAGAGTATTCAAGCAACTCACAAGACTACCTTTACCCAGGAGACTATAACATTGGAATAAGCAACAGGCGATACCCGCTAATAAACAGAGACTCAAGAAGCGGAGTCAGGGTTGAATCTGGATCAGGGTTTTTTATAAATACTTCTAGCCAGATAAATACAGTGGAAACATTTTATACTCCAAATGAGATTGCATCTGGCGCCATAATAGATGGTGTCTCATGGGATGAGACAGGCCAGCTTACAGTAGGAAGCAATATTCTTAGATTCTATGTGAATGGTGTAAACAAGATATTTGATGCCAACATATCTACTATATTTGAGCCTGGCCAAATGTACCATATACTTATTGTGCTAAAGACACCAATATCTGGAGATATAGAATTTAATGGTGCTGGACCTAGCGCTATATATCAAAATATAACCTTGTACGAAAAGCAGTTTAATGTTTCTGAATGCTTATATAATTATTCATTATATATAGGCAGAGATACCGCCATGGTCTATGATTCTGGCATCGGCATGACCGAAAGTTCTGTCGAGTACTACGATAATGACTGGATAGTTCTCCAGAGTTCATAATTTTGTACAAAGACTTGACAAAATCTGGACTTTGGCATCAAGTAATGGTAAAATTAATTACTATGGACATCTTAAATCAAAAATCATCAATTGTAGAAGAAACACGCCTTGGCATATATGTATGGGAAATGCCAGACGGACGATGGATTGGTGACGACGATGGAAACTTCCTTTCAGTCACATCAATGAAAGGCAACAAATCAAAGATGGACCAGCTTGCAAGAGAAGTCCGTTCATATGGTATTGACGTAGGTCAGCCTAAGTTTTTAGCAGGACGCAGAAAAATTGATGATGAAGAATTTGAACATCAGTCACAAAGACTTCAGTGGGGTCTTGTTCCAGATCCACTAGACATTGGTAACTACAAAGATGGTGCCTTAAGGAATGGTAAAGTACAATGACAGCACAATTTATTGAAGATGGCGACGATAACTCTTCAACAATTAATATATCAAATACTGCTGATTGGTTTTCATTTAAAAAAGAAAAAGAGCATTTTGATCCATTTGCAATAGGCATTGATGACTTAAAAAAGGTAAGAGGTCTTGGCACTAACTTTAAAAGAAAAATAAATAGAGATTTTTCTAAATCGTTTACTGGTCAAGATGGGGCGGCTACACAACAGAACTTAATGGCTCAAGCAATTAGCGGATATGCTATGTTTGACTTAATTCAGCCACAATATAATTTAGAATACTTATCACAGGTATATGAGATATCAACATACAACTACGCAGCAGTTAATGCTAAGGTTGCAAACATTGTTGGTCTTGGCTACAATTTTATGGAGACAAGAAAAACTAATGACGCCATTGATGAGATTACAGATGAGAAACAGCTTGAAAGAGCAAGAAGAAAGATAAATAAACTAAAGCAAGATCTACAAGACTGGCTTGATTCTACTAACGATGAAGACACATTTACAGAGACTTTAATTAAGGTGTATACAGACCTAGAGGCAACTGGTAATGGCTATATTGAAATTGGAAGAACCACAGCTGGAAATATTGGTTACATTGGTCATATCCCGTCAAAAACAATGCGTGTTCGTAGACTGCGTGATGGCTTTATGCAATTGCTATATGGCAAGGCGGTGTTCTTTAGAAACTTTGGAGATACAGAAACTCCAAACCCAATAGCAGGTGCAGAAGATAGACCAAACGAAATTATTCATTTAAAGAAGTACACCCCAATGAATAACTACTATGGCATACCAGACATCATTGCTGCACAGATGGCATTAACTGGAAATGAATTTTCAGGAAGATACAATCTTGACTACTTTGAAAACAAGGCGGTACCAAGATATATTATTACAGTCAAGGGTGCAAAGTTATCACCAGAGTCAGAAAGAAAATTACTTGAGTTCTTCCAGGTTGGATTAAAGGGCAAGAATCATAGATCCCTATATATCCCACTGCCAGCAGATACACCAGATTCTAAGACTGAATTTAAGATGGAACCAATTGAGGCGGGAGCCCAAGAGTCTTCATTTAATGTATATCGTGAAACAAATAGAGACGAAATATTAATGGCACATCGTGTTCCAATTAATAAAATTGGTACCCCTCCAGGAGTTAATTTAGCTGTTGCTCGTGATGCAGACAAGACATTTAAAGAGCAGGTCTGTCGCCCAGCGCAAATGAAACTTGAGAAAAAGATTAATGCAATTATTGAAGAAAAGACAGATGCGCTAGTAATTAAATTTAACGAGTTGAGTCTTACTGACGAAATCTCACAGAGCCAAATTGATGAAATTTACCTACGCATGCAGGTGCTTACCCCTAACGAAGTTAGAATTAGAAAGGGTATGATCCCGCTAGACGGAGGAGACGAAGTCATAGAATTAAAGCCACAGCAAGAGGCAGACCAGAGAGCTAAATCTACTGGTAATAAAACTAGAGACCAAGAACGTGCCAAGAATGCCCCAGATAAAAATGGGGAGGGTAGAAATGCCAAAGGCGATGGTCCAAAAGTCAAATAACTTTACTCAACTGCTATTTGCCTTTTGATATAGATACATATAAAATTAAGCATATGATTATCGAAAAGTCTCATTGGTCCAGTGATGGAGAAAAACTCCATCTCTCAGTACCATTTACAAAAGTAAACCGTGAACAGAGAACTGTTTCTGGTTTTGCTACATTGGACAACATTGACCAGACAGGCGATGTAGTCACTGCAGAAGCAAGCATGAAAGCATTTGAAAATTTCCGTGGAAATCTTAGAGAGATGCATCAATCAATTGCAGTTGGCAAGGTTATTGGTTTTAAGCCAGAGACATACTACGATCAAAAGTCACAAACATTTTACAATGGAGTTTATGTAACTTCATATATTTCAAAGGGTGCACAGGATACTTGGGAAAAAGTTCTTGATGGCACTCTTTCTGGTTTTTCAATTGGCGGAAGAATTAATGAATCAGATAATGAGATTAACAAAGCAACAGGAGAACAGGTAAGATTTATTAAAGACTATGATCTTATTGAGCTATCAATTGTTGACTCACCAGCAAACGAACTATGCAACATCTTTTCTATTGAAAAGGTTGGTGGCAAGATGGTTTACAAAGGTTTAGCAACAGAAGTAGTTGCTGAGAATATTTTTTATTGTGAAGAAAGTGATTCTGTATTTATATCAACAGAAAAAACATTTGACTCACCAGTATCTGGAAAGCCAGCAACATTAATTGGCTGGGTAGAGTCATCAGATATAAACAAAGCAAAAGAAATAGATAAGATTCTTGCTTCATTCAAGAAGACAAGATTAGCGTTGCCTGAAACTCAAATCGCAAAACAGGCAAACGTAGAAGGAGGTAATGAAGTGTCAGACGTACAAAATGAGACAGTAATTGAAAAATCTGTAGACGTACTAGAAGAAGCACCAGCTGTTGAAGCTGTTGCAGAAACTGTTGTAGAAGATGCTCCTGTAGCAGAAGCTGCAGTAGTAGACGCTCCTGCCGACTCCGTTGAAGAAGCAGCCACAGCAGAGGTTGATACACCTGATTTTGCAAAAATGTTGGGCGACCTAAAGGGCTTTTTCTCGGACACACTTTCAAAGGCTACGGAGGCAAATGCTGCACAAGTTTCACAGATCAAAGAATCTGTCGAAGCATTCAGCAAGAATGTCGATGTTAGAATTTCAGAGTTAGCAGAGAAGCACAGCGCACTTAGCGCAGCAGTAACAGAAATAAAGGGCACCATTGATGGCGTCCAGAAGCGTGTAGATGCCGTAGAAGGCGAAACAGCAATTAAGAAGTCTTCTGACCTTGGCGGGTCTGAAGTAGTAACAAAATCTAAATCAAAATGGAACGGTTCTTTCCTCGGTTCCGTAAATGAAATCTTTAACTAAAAAGGTAGGTGAAATAAATGAGTAATGAATTATTAGCAAAAGCAGCAGCTGAAGGTACAACTATTGCTGGTGGCCCACAGGCCGTCAACGGTACTTTCGCATCTGCAACAGGTGGTACAGGAGATCACGTTGCATCAGAAAATGGCAACGGTGGTGTTCTTAACCCAGAGCAGTCAGCAAGATTTTTAGATTATATGTTCGACGCTACCGTAATTGGTAAGGTTGCAAGAACGGTCCGAATGAAGTCTGACACAACAGAGATTGACCGCATGTCAGTCGGTGAGAAGCTTGTTCGTCTTGCAACTGAAGCAGAGAACACAGGTGAGAACTCACCAGTGACATTCTCAAAGATCTCTCTAACAACAAAGAAACTTCGTTTAGATTGGGAGCTTTCAACTGAGTCTCTAGAAGACAACATTGAAGGTGCTGATCTCGAAGATCACATTGCCAGAATGATGGCAACACAGGCAGGTAACGACATTGAGGACTTGCTCCTTAATGGTGATACCACAAAGACATCAGATGCACTTTATAAGTCATTTGACGGTGTAGTTAAGAAGGCAAAGGCTAACGGTCACGTTGTTGATGCAGCAGGAGCAAACATCTCCCGTGCTGTATTTAACTCAGCTCTTAAGGCTCTTCCACGTAAGTACAAGCAGCGTCGTACAGACCTCCGCTTCCTATCAGGTTCAAACTTGATCCAGGATTACTTATACTCAACATCACAGAATATCCAGAACGTTAACCCACAGGACATTGCTTCAGGCATCATCCGTGGTGAGGTTGCACCAGTTTCTGGTCCTGCAGGATATGTAGCTCCATACGCATTTGGTATTCCAATCGTTGAAGTTCCACTTCTTCCAGAAATTCAGACAGGCTCTTACTCAGGAGCATCAGGTTCACACGGTGATATCCACTTGACATTCCCAAATAACGTAGTTATTGGTATCAAGCGTGACGTTACAGTTTACCGATTCTTCTGGCCACGTAAGGACTCAATCGAGTACACAATGTATACTCGTGTTGGCGTTCAAATCGAGCAGGCAGACGCTTGGGTTGTTGTAAAGAACGTTAAGGTTGCTTCTTAATTAATTTAAGAATTAAACCACAGAGAGGCCCCCAATTAATTTTGGGGGCTTTTCATTTTAATTGACTAATGCTATAATTAAATGACCTACAAGAAGGAGAAATAGATATGTCGTTTGACACATTAAAAGTAGCCGAATTAAAAACAATAGCCGAAGATTTTGCGGTAGATACAGAAGGCCTTAAAAACAAAAAGGACATCATAGCAGCACTTGCGGAAGAGGGCGTCACCTATTCAGTATATGCAAAAACATTGCAGAACCTAGAAGAGGCAGCAGAAGAAATTGAAGTTTTACCAAAGTTTGATCCAAAGGCACAGCCAGAAGATACAGTATTGGTACGCATGACAAGAGCAAATTTCAGATACGATATTCATGGATACACATTTACAAATGATCACCCATTCGTAGCTATGTCTGAAGATGATGCTCAAAAAATCTTTGACTCAGAGGAGGGTTTTCGTTTAGCCACACCAAAGGAAGTTCAAGACTTCTATAACTAAGCGAAACATTATATATGGCAGAAGTATATAAGAACAGCAACGCACCAGCGTCTACTAAAATATTTTGGGGTGGCGCTATTGTTGATGCCGAAAGCGATGTACTTGTAGACATATATGACATCACACAAGACCCAGCAGTTGTCCCATCAATAGATCCACAAGAGCCAATCCTTACAGATTTAGTAGCATCTAAGTCAGAAGTTGATTATGGTTCATATCAAATTAATATTCCTTACTCAATAACAAATAGAGATAAGAATCTTAAGCTTGTTTGGAAATATGAGATGGAGTCAAATGATATTCAGCACGAAACATATGTTGATGTTGTAACTCCATATGCTTCTCTTGCTGAAGTTATTGAAGACCTTGGTCTTGGAACAGATCCATCTGACCCAATGTATAAAAGCTATCATGAACTTGTTATGGCAGAAAAATTTGCCCGCAAGGTAATTGAAAGCTATACTGGGCAAAGATTTTATTTGTATGACGGAACTGAATCAATATACGGATCAGGCTCAGATGTACTCCCACTGCCATTTAAGATTAATTCATTGCATGAATTATATGGCAATGACATTAAGCTAGTTGATAACATTAATCAAGAAACAAATTGGATCTTCAATCCTATTATTTCTGAGACTGGTTTTGGACTAAGAGTTGATAGAACTAATACTCTTGATAATATCACATATAGTGCTAATGGTTTAATTCCGCCATCAATTAATGACACATATCATGGCGCATTTCAAAAGGATGTAAAGTACCGTGTTCAAGGAAAATTTGGTTGGTCGGAAGTTCCAGACAATGTTGAGCAGGCAGCAATACAATTAATTGGAGACTACTTCTCAAAGGACAGAGTCTGGACAAACAAATACCTAAAGAACATTAAGACATTTGACTGGCAGTTTGAATACGCATCAGATGCTTACAGAGGAACAGGAAATGCATATGCAGACCAGCTCCTCTATCCATATGTCATAAGCAGCATGGTTGTTATATAATGTTAGATCTAATAGACTCAATACTAGTAATGAGATTGGATCTATATAGACAGTCTGACTCACAAGATCCAAACACAGGCGCAATATTAAAATCTTGGGCGTATTATAAAACATTAGATTGTCATGCTAAAGGAATCATTAGCAACTCGTCATCTAGCAGCACAAATGATAGACAAACATTTGGAAATAAATATACTAACCAGCAAATGATTCAGGTTAGAACTGCAGAGAGAATAACCTACAGAGAAAAGGTTACAAATATTCGTGATGCAAAAAATAAATCAATTTGGACAGAAATAGATTTCCCAACAGAAACACCTACGGTTTTTGAGGTTGTTGGTTCAACTCCGATTACTGATCCATTTGGAAATGTAGTAGGGTATAACACTACATTAACAAGGTCGGAGAATCAGAAAATTGGCATCTAATAATGTAGCACTATTACAGGCAGCTAGCGGTCTAGAGAGATTGATGGTTGGCACACCAACAAGCGGAAGAGTAAAAGATAGTAATGTAGCACAAATATCTGCATTCCTATATTACGAAGCAAATGTAATGGCACAGCTTGAAGCAAATGAAGCATTTAAGGCTTTATTTAAACATACATTATTTAAGCAGATAGACAAAGATTTTGGATTTTATGTAGATGCATTGGCAAGAACAAAGCCAAAAGCATTTCACCATGTTTATGAATGGGGCAAAGGCGGAAAGCCAGCGGCAAGATTATTTAAATTAAGAACAATTGAAACAACTGGATTATCTTTTAAAATAGATTTTGATTTTAAATTATCAAAGTCACCAGTGCCATCAAAGAATCCAAGACAAAAGAAAAAGTATATATTTGAAAATAAAGCTGCAGTGATGGAAGAAGGAATGCCCGTAATAATCCGTCCTAGCTCTTCTGAGAGGCTTGTGTTTGAGTTGGATGGTGGAGTAGTCTTTATGCCCAAAGGGGCCTCTGTGACCGTCAAGAGCCCTGGAGGAAGGGCTTCCACAAACCAGTTCAAACTTGCCTATAGTATATTTTTCAGCGGGCAGTTAGTTAATGAATCAATTAAGAATTCTGGTTTCCAACAAATATTTGGATCCAAAATAACAAAAGCTTTAGCAGTACCACTTAATATTAAAAAAGTTCAATATTCTTTTTCTCCAGGCGCAGTAAGACGACAAGCAGACCTAGCATTAACACAATCATTTGGAGGGGTATTATGACAAAATATAAAATAGATTCAATGTATGAAATACGCAAGCATCTCTGGAAGGAACTAACAGAGTCTGGAGTATTTGATCCTGATGATTATTATAGCGATAATATTGGTCAAGAAATTATCCCAATTATCCCTGTCCAGCAACAGCCAGAATTAAATCAATTTTTAAGCGGGAAGAAGCATATTGTCTATGATAAGGTTGGAATGACTTATGAGGATATATGGCTACTGTCATGTGAGAAACTTCTATTCACAATATATGCCACGGATGTATCAGATATAAATGAGATCAGGAATCTAATGTACGATGTATTTAGAAGAATGGATGATTCCGCTAGGGACATCAATGGGGCTAAAACAGAGGATAGCCTTATATTCCATAATACTATGATTGTAGAGTCATCCCCAACAGCCCCTTCAGAAGAGCTCCAGGGCTTCTTTTCAGCAGATGTCATAATAGAGGTAAAATACTCTAGAGTCACAGGCCCAGGCGGAAGATTTATTTAGGTTGCATTTGGGCATATTATACTCTAGAATTATCCTAGAGGAAAAGAGCCTAGCCAGCACTTTTGATTTTTATAAATCAATATATATATTTATTTAACAGGAGGTAGTAAATCATGGCACAAGCCACAGGTAATGCTAAGAATATTCTCGTTGGTGCTTCACCACTATTCTTATCAGCAAAAGATTCAACAAATTCAGCATACGTAGAAAACATGCAGCCAGTATTGGGTACATCAGGAGTTGCTCCAGTAGCAACAGCTTCTTACATCGATACACTTAACGCAACAGACGGTTCAAAGTTCCGCAATGTTGGTTACACAAACAACGGTCTTCAGATTACTTACAACCCATCATACGGTTCAGTAACAGTAGATCAGCTTCTTGATACAGCTAAGCTGTTCAAGGAGTCAATGGAAGTTATGATTGCAACAGAAATGGCAGAAGGTACTCTTGAGAACGTTCTTGCTGTATTTGGACAGGGAGGCGCATCAGTAGCTGGTTCAGAAACTGATTCAAAGCAAATTGGTCTTGAGGCAGGTGCACTTGGTGTAGCTCCAACAGAGCGTCAGCTAATTGCAGTTGGACAGGCTCCAACAACATCTTCAACACGTGCAGAGCGTGTATACTATGCTCGTAGAGTTCTTTCTGTACAGCAGTCACAGTTCTCACTTGCACGTAACGCAGCTACAACATTCCCAGTAACTTTCCGTCTTCTTCCAGACGGTGGTTCAAGCTATGTTGGCAAGGAATACGGTTTGATTATTGACCGTACCTGGACACCAGCATCATAATTAATTATATTAATTAATAGTAAGTCCCCCCAGAAATGGGGGGATTTTCTATTTGTGCTGATAAAATCTATATGATACAATAATTAAGACTAGATCCTAGGAGGATTAAAATTGGCAACAACAGTATATAACGTAGAAGAAATTACTCTACAAAATGGCACAACAGTAAAGCTAAAGCCTTTAACAATTAAAGAGCTTAGAAAGTTTATGGTTGTTATTCAGAAGACAGCAGATGTAACTACAGAAGATGAAACATTAACAATCCTCATTGAGGCATGTGCAGTAGCTTTAGAAAAGCAGTTACCAGATTTGGTAAAAGATGTAGATGCTTTTGAAGACGTTTTGGACGTACCAACAATTAACCGTATCCTAGAAGTTTGCGGTGGAATTAAGATGGACGACCCAAACCTTCTAGCGGCAGCGGTTCTGGCTGGGCAGAACTAGACTTAGCCGCTTTATTAGGAGAAGTTTTTCTTTTAGGTAATTGGAAAAATTACGAAGAACTAGAAGAAAGCCTCTCAATGCCAGAACTTGTTCAAACATTTAAGTCAATGCAAAAGACTGAAGCTGAGAAAAGAAAGTTCCTAGCAGCAATTCAAGGCATTGAGTTAGATGGTGAAGAAGAAGAAAACAAAGGTCCTACCTTTGAAGATATACAAAGAAGAGCACTTGGTATAGAAGCATCAGGAGACGATGTAGTTTCATTACAAGGTGCATTTGCAGCAGAAGCTGGCTTTGGTGTCGGAGCAGGATTAGGATACTCTAGGGAGTAGATTACTTGGCTGAACAAAATATTTACACGAACATAACTGCGACGGCAAACTTTTCAAGTTTAACAGCGCAGTTAAGAGCCGTCACCGCCGAGTTAATTAAACTTCAAGCTACAACTATTGGATTAGATAGAAATCTGTCTAATGAAGTAGGCAGAATGAATCGTTCATTTGCCGAAACAATGAGAGCAACTGGACAGTTTTCTACACACTTTGTAACCCTTGAATCTGATGTACAGAAGTTTGGAAAGAGGCTAGATACTGGCCGAATGAAACTTGGCGAGTACTATGGAGTCTGGCAAGGACACGCAAGAAAAACCAGTACATTAATTAAAGATCTTGCTAAGCAGCAAGTATTAATGGAAAATGCTGTATTGCAACCCCTGGGAAGAAATGCCCAGGGGCAAATGCAATACAATGTCCATGTAGCAAATGGACTAGATGTTTTAAAGAATAGAACAGCATTACTAAGACAAGAAGCAGCAATCCTTAACAAGGTTATGCTTGACGGATCTAACCAGCTTATTAACTGGGGTAAAAATACACAGTGGGCTGGTCGTCAGTTAACAGTTGGATTAACCGTTCCTATGATGGCATTTGGGGCGGCAGCACAAAAAGCATTCTTAGAAGCAGACCAGCAGCTAGTTAGATTAACAAAGGTTTATGGCGGATTAGGTGACACATCAGCGGCAGAGCTAAAACAAGTAAGAGAAGATGTAGCTAAGACAGCAAAAGAGCTTGCATCTATATATGGAGCATCTTACAAAGATACAATTGCTTTATCTGCAGATATTGCTGCAACTGGTAAAACAGGAAATGATTTATTAGTATCAACAAAAGAAACAACAAGACTTGCAATTCTTGGTGAAGTAGATAGACAAGATGCAATGAAGGCAACACTTGCCATTCAAAATGCATTTAAGCAAAGCAATGATGAATTAGCCAAGTCAATTAACTTCCTCAACGCAGTTGAAAACCAGACATCAACATCTCTTGCTGATTTAATTGAAGCAATTCCAAAAGCAGGTCCAGTAATTGAATCTCTTGGCGGAGACATTCAAGATCTTGCTCTTTATTTAACAGCAATGAAAGAAGGCGGAGTAAATGCATCAGAAGGTGCTAACGCCATTAAGTCATCTCTTGCATCTCTTATTAATCCAACTAAAGTTGCAAAAGAAATGTTTCAAGGCTTTGGTATTGATCTTGAGGGAATAGTAAAGAGAAATGCTGGAAATGTAACAGGTACAATATTAGAATTACAAGGTGCTTTAGATAAGCTTGACCCATTAAAGAAATCACAGGCAATTGAGCAGCTATTTGGTAAGTTCCAGTTTGCACGTATGAATGCTTTGTTTGCCAACTTGGGCAAGCAAGGGTCACAGACACTTCAAGTACTAGATTTAATGAAGGCAAGCTCAGAAGAGCTTGCTAATGTAGCTTCACGAGAATTAAAGCAGATGACAGAGTCTGCTTCTGGACAATATAAAAGAGCTCTTGAAACAATTAAAGCAGAGCTTGCTGGCGTAGGAGATCAATTCCTCAAGATAAGCACATTTGTATTAAATACAATAAGCGGCATACTTAAATTTGTTGACAACCTGCCAGGCCCAATTAAATCATTGTTAACATTCCTTGGTGGACTAACAGCATTTGCTGGTCCACTTATTATGCTTACTGGTGTACTTGGTAACTTCCTTGGATATATTATTAAGGGTGTATTTCATCTAAAGCAATTATTTAAGGGTGGATCAGGATTTAAATTATTAACTCCTGAAATGCTTGCAGCAGCCGAAGCTGGCAAAGTTGTAGAAAACTCATTCTTTAGCGATGCTCAAGCTGCAATAGCACTAGAGACTGCTGTTAATAATCTTGCAGCATCATTTGATAGATTAAAGGCAAGCGCATTAAATTCAGCGGTTGCAACAAGCTCAAGCATAAGCACAATGGGCGGATCAACTATATTGTCTCCAGCGGGATCTGCAGCAAATGCAGATAGAGTTGCAGACAAAGACAGTAAGTTTATAGGAGCTCCTTATAGCAGACAATTTGCACACACAATTCCTTCTGCTATAGAACAGCCAGGAACAATCTTTGGTGTTGTTCCAAACCCAGGTCCAGTAAATGTTAGAGTAAGCAATAACCCACAAATGTATATGGATCAGGATCTTCCAAGAGTTCCTGGAGTTACATCTATCAGTGGCGTTTCAACTGGAATCGTAGCTGGAGAAGCTGCTAAATGGCATGCTATGACAGCAGCAATTGCCACACAATCACAGGCAGAGCTTTCATTATTAAAGACTGAAGTAGCTGCAACTGGCACAGTCACACATGAGCTGTCTTCAGTTTATCAAGCAATGCTTCCACAAATGCAACAGCTTACACAGCTAGCTGCAGATGAAGGAGCTATGATTGTAAGACAGCTACAACAAGGCGTAATTACTGTAGATCAAGCAAGAGCAAAAATTATTTCATTAAATGCAACTATTGAAGTTATGATGGCAGAGACAGCTGCACAGGTTGCAGCAGGTATGGGAAGAGGAATAAATCTAACAACAGTCCCATTTACTAGTCAGCCAACAGTCGACCCAGTAACTGGTAAGTCTAACATGAAAGAAATGTTCCATAAACCAGAGACAGCAGCTCTTGTCGATAAGGTTGCAGAAGGATTAGGTGTTAGAACTTCTGGCGGTGGTTATAGTATAGAAACGACTAAGCCAAGAATTATACTTCCAAAGAGAGGTCCACTTAGAGGATTTAATGATGGCGGATACGTATATACGTTAGCAGACGGTCCAGTTGTCCCTGGAGATAAGAGTGTAAACTATGACAATACAATGGCAAAAATTCCAGTTGGCGGATTTGTATTAAATCAAGATGCAACAAGAAATAATCCACAGTTAGTAGAATACGCAAAAAAGAGTAAGCCATACAATCGTGGTGGAATGATTGATGCAATGCTGACTCCTTATGAGACAGTATTTACACCAGAACAAACACAAGAAATGTTGCCTATACTAGAGGCAGCAAATAGTGGACAAAGAATTCAGTTTAGAAATTCTGGTGGAATTTTAGGAGGACCAATTGTTCCATCAAAAAAGAATTATGGAAGATTTGATTTATTAAAGAGTTTGTTTAGAAGAAAAGCAACAGCATCTGCAGATGATCTTGCAAACTTGTCTCCAATAATGAAACTTGGAAGAAAGACAAAAGTGTCAGCTGATGACGCAGGACAATATGTAGATGAAACATTAGGTGCAGCCGCACCAAAGAGAAGAAAGCTTGGAAACCCAGATGGATACTTCTTTGTTGGAAACTGGGGCCTTGCTGTAAGAGATAGAACTAACACAAAATTAGCTGGAGGAACAGCAAAAGCACAAGAGATTGTAGACGACATTATGTCACTATCTCCAACAGAAGCACTGCCAGCCCTTACAAGATTTTTAAAAGTTAATGGAATAGATGATCAAGCGGCAGCAGCTTTAGTTTCTGAAGCCAGAGATAGAATATCATCAAATCTATTGTCTCATGGAGACGATATAATTAGTGAGCTAAGATTTTCAAAAGCACAGCACCCAGTATATTTAGAAATAGCAGAGTCTCTTGGATTAAGAAAGAAATACTTAGACTCACTAAATGTTCCTGGACAGAGAAGAGCATTTAGGCCAGAAGGTGATAGTAAGTCTGGATTTAAGGCCGCCACCGCAATAAACCCTTATAGCACAACTGATATTGATGTCTTGATGGCAAAAAATGCAGAGTTTGGCACAAACTTTATGGGATCTTACGAAACATTTGGCGTAGGTAAAGTCCAAGGTGAAAAGGGCGCATTTGCACACATGATGCTTGACGAATACGCAATGGGCGGAATCATTGGTAAGAATAAAGCTAACTATGGAAGATTATTCCTTGGAATGCCAAGATCTATCAAACAGGTTCAGGAACAAAGAAGACTTAAGAAAGTTATGGAAGAAACCACAGAGGCAGTAAATAATAGCCGCCTTGCAAAACAAGAGCCAGAAAACTTTGGCGAGCTGGTATCCCCTAGCACAGGAAGAAGTTTTCCAGTACCAGGAATTGGTGGAGTTTACAAAAAACCAGATGGAACACAGGTATTTGTTAAACCAGTCTTAGATGAAAAAGCAGCTTTAGCAGAACAACGTGCAACAATAATTGCAAGAGAAGCACATGGTTTAAAAGCCCCAGAGCAACAGATTAAGGTTATGCTAGACCCTACTGACCCACAAGGCAGAAGAAAAGTTATTGTTCTTGAGTCTAAGTTTGATGATGCTTTTGCAATTAAAGATGCTAAGTTTAGTGAAGATGATTACTTTAAGCAGCTAGTTGCTTCAGCACTTAGAGGAGATAAAGATCTGTCACCAGATAATTTATCTGGAAGAGTTCTTGCAGATGTAGGCACAGCTGGTGTATTTAAGATGGCATCTGGACTCAGAGATTATGCAGACATTATGCCATCAATGGCAGAGCAAGCAAGAATTAATTTGCTTGGAGTTAAGGGCGGGGCTAGAAGATTTTTTGCAGAAGCAACAGTAGATATTCCAAAGGGAATGTCACCAACACAATATCATAGCAGAATGATAGCTGAAATTGATGATGTGCTACCAAGACTAAAAGACACTATTTCTAAATTTGATTTAAATGAAGAAGAATCTGCTATTTACGCAGCAATGATTCAAAGACTTGAAGATGCAAGACATGTAAACTGGAAAGAGTTCCACGGCATACATTCCGCAGTTAAACCAACTCCTGCAAAGGCCCTGACACCAGCAGCTCTTGCTAAAATAGAAGAAGCCGAAGCATTAAAGAGAAGACAAAAGGGTCATGCTGCAAGTTTAAGCGATATAGAATTTAAATCTGATGCTAATGGATTTAATGGCGGAGGGCTAATTAATATTATTAAGTCTCTTGCTATGCGTAGAATCGGCGCAGGTTTTGGAAAAAATACAACTGGCGGATGGGGAGTAACATCACTAGAAATAGGAATGGCAGAAAAACTTTTTGCCTCTAGCGGATTAACTAAGAGAACACAAAAAATACTTTATGATAAGTTTGCAGAAGCACTTGCTAAAGAAATGCCATATGGCTACACCAAGAATGCACAGGGACATTTAATAAAAGCTCTAGAGCCAGATATTATGGACTCAGTCTTGAGATCAGCAGCGTCATCTACTTTATCTGCACCAGAGGGGAGAAGAATACTTTCTGCAATAGATAGAGATATCCTTAGAAAGAGATACACAAACTGGGAGTCTAAGAAAGATGCGCCTCTAACAAAAGAGCTAAAAGAATTAATATTTGGTTTAGAGGGTAGAGAAAAGGCGGACCTGTATCTGGAGGCACTCCTTATATAGTTGGAGAAAAAGGACCAGAACTATTTGTACCAATGAATAGTGGTGGCATTGTTCCTAATCATGCATTAGGCGGAATGATTAGAGGAGGTAAATATAACTATGGAGCACTAGGCCCAGTTGGAAGTGTTGTTGCACAGCAAGCAATACCCCTAGCTTTATTCATGCTATTACCAAAAGCTTTAGAAAAATTAGGAATAGCTAGCGAAAAATCAAATTCTATTTTAAATGCAATATTCCTTGCTATGACAGCTGGATCAATTTACAAAGGAGTAAAAGTTGCTAAAGCAGCCAAGGCAGCTAAAGCAGCAACAGCAGCAGATGATGTTGTAGACGGAGTAACAGCAGTAGCAGCCGCAGAAAAAAACATTGGCAAGTTTGGACAAACACTTGCTAAGCTAAAGGTTGCAGGAAAGGCAATTCCTGGTTGGGGTAAAGTTGCAATATTCACGCTAACAACATTAGCGACAGTGTCTTATGGAGCATGGGAAAATGCAAGAAAAGCAAGACTTGCATCTCAAGAAGCTTTTGATGTAAATGAAGCACAAGCAAAGCAGCTTGGAATAGCCTATACAAGCCTTACAGATAAAATTAAAAAAGCTACCGATGCGGCAAAAGCACAAAGCCAGTTAGCAAAGGTTAAAGCTGCTGGATCTACAGCTATTGGTGGCGGAATCAATATGTCTGTTAAGGAGCTAAATGCCCTACAGAAAAAGGCTAAAGAAACGCAGGGCGACATCGTACAGATGTTTAATAATCTTGATAAAAATGATGTTACTAAAGCAGCAACAGCACTAAAAGTTCAGTTAGTAGCAGCAGGCAAATCTGCACAAGATGCAGCAAGAGAGATTTATAGCATTATATCTGTTTCTAATAAAGCTGCACAGGCTACAGAAGCCGTATCGTCAGCAGACTTCTTAAAGGTTGTAGACGGAGCAACTGCTGCAAGAGTAGCAATAGATACATTTGTTAAGTCAATGAAGGCAGATGATGTAGATAAAAAAGAAATAGCTGCATCATTTAGCGGAGGTCTTGATGCAATACAGCTATACTACCAAAGCTTAGTTGGACTAAAAGAGAATGGCGGAAAAGCAAAGACCCAAATTGAAGCATTAAATGAAACCATTGAAAAGATGAACGCTCTTAAGTCTAACCAAACAGAAATTGGGGATGACATACTAAATACTTTGGTAAAAGAAAATCCTTTATATAAAGATATATTGAGTTCAAATGATAGTATGGTTGATGCATGGGCAAAGATACAGCTATACACAAACGGTGTTACAGCCAACCTATCTGATTTAAGCGGACAAGAAGCCCAAGACCTATTGCAGGTAGTAACAGCAATTTCACAAGCTGCTACTGAAATGACCACTAATGCAAACTTAATGAACAACCCTCTTGATGCAATTGCAGATTATGGTACCGCAGCTAAAATTGCTTATGACAAAGCAAAAGAAGCCTCAGACGCAGCAACTAAGAATGCACAAAAAAATGCCGACGCAGAAATAAAAGCTATTGATAAAAAGATAGATAAAATTAATGAAGAAGCAGATGCAAGAATTAAAGCCATTGAGTCTCAATCTGATAAGCAAGACTATTTAACTGAAGTACAAAAAGAGCAGCTAAATTATCAGCAAGCACTTTTGGCTGGAGATATGTCAAGGGCCGCACAGTCTCAATTAAATATTCAAAGCCTTACAAATGAAAGACAAAAAACTTTAGCTATAGATTCTATTAACGAAAAAAGAGATGCTGATCTTAAAAAGCTTGAAGCTCAAAAAGCTTCTGTGCAAGAAAGGCTTGTTAAGCTTCAAGAAAGAGCTAATAAATTACAAGAAGAGGCAAATAGAAGGCAAAAAGAGTACGCACAGATTCAATCCCTCCAACAGAGCATCGCAGCAACTATTTCAAAAGCTGGCATGACAACCGATGAAGGAGTGCTTAAAACTCTTTCAGAGGGCCTACGTTCAGATGTTTCAGCACTTGCAGCAATAAATGCAGATGGAGCAAAAGCAGCAGCTTCGTTAACAAAGGGTGTTCCAAAAACAGCTGCAACATACATGGAGGGCCCAGGCGGGGTGAGGATATCACAACCAGGCTCAGCAGACTGGTTAGGCTATTTAAAGAAGCTTGTTAATGATCCAGGAGGAGGAAACAACTCAGCAGTAGAATATGCTAAGAAATATTTTGATTCTTTTGGAACACACGTAGATTCATTTGGAATGTATGTCAAAAAACTTCTTGGCTTGCCAGAAGTTGGGTCAGCTAAAAAGTTTGCAAATGCTTCAGGTGCACCAGTAAAATTAATTCCAAAAGAAGGCGACCCTAACAGATATACAGATGGTGAAGGAAAAACATATACTACTGCTCAAGCATGGTCGATAGCAAAACCAGCAGAAGACACAAGGCCATCATATAAATCATTTAAGCACCCATTAGCAAAACCTCGTGGTGGCAAAATGATTTATGACAGCATGGGGCAACCAATTTATAAAGAGCATGTTGATCAATCTACTGGCAATAGATTTATGCCAAATGGCACTGTAATAGATAAAACTGGAAACACAATTGGTCTTTGGGCAAATGCTAATCACACAGATGGAACAGTAGTTTCATACAATAGAGGAGGCTCTGTAAAACACTTTGAGCCAGGAGGGTCAGTTACTGGTCCAGGAACTGGAACATCTGATTCTATTCCCGCATACCTTTCAAATGGAGAGTATGTAATAAGAGCATCTGCTGTAAACCAATACGGTAAAGATTTTTTTGATGGGCTAAACCAGCAAAAATTTGCAAATGGTGGAGCAGTCGGAGTAAATTCTTCAATACCACTAAACTCAGGATACTTAAATCTTGGCGGAATGATTCCAGGATATCGCTTTGGCGGATTATTGTCAGGAATATCTTCTAAGTTTTCAAAATGGATTAGCTCATTGTTTGGCAAAAAAGCAGCATCTGCTGTGGTTCCAAAAACAATGCCATCAACTGTAACAAGAAAAACATTAGATGATTTTGGATCAGACTTTATTATTGGTAATCATTCCCCAGTATTATCTGATCAGTATGCATCGATATTTAATATTCCTTACGCACCAAGAGGTCCCCGTGCTGTTGCTGGAGAGGCATCACTATTCCACAACCCATTAGCTGGAGAAACTACAATAGACTCCGTATTTGGTTTGCCAGGTTCAAATAAATCTGCTTTGTTTGGAATTGCATTGCTTGAATCAATGAAACGAAATAATAGACTAGTTCTTTCATCAGACAGATCAGTTTATGCAGAACGATTAGCAAGCCTAGTTTCACAAAAGAATTTAAAAGACTTAATAAAGGTTCCATCAAAAGAAGCATCAAGCATAGATAATACTGGCAATCCATTTGCATGGGCATATGGTCAAGCAAATACTAGTACAGAGCATCTTGAAAGAGCTTTAAATCCATGGATTCCAGGAACACAGCATGCATTTAATCCACTTGCTCCGCATCAAATAGATGCAGCATCTCAAGTAACTAGATCATTGCTTGGAGGAAATTCCGTAGACAACATATTCCTTAGAGATATGCTTCAGCAGTATTTGTCTGGAGGCGGTAAGAAGTTTGCAAATGGTGGCTTAGTAGAAATTCCTAAATTTGGTTTTGGAGGGCTTGCATCATTTAAGAAGATGTTTGCAAGCGGCGGAAAAGCTGGCGCATCTGGTTTTATATGGCAACTAATGGAAGATGCAGAAACAGCAATGTCATTAAAGTGGGGCGCAGATCAAGATGCTTCTGGTTATGATAAATGGAACGCAGCAATTGGAAGAGTAGCATGGAATGCTTTACAAGGAACTCTTGCAGGATCACCTTATGCTAAAGGACTTGGCAAACCTGGATATGTTGGATTAGCTCTTGGTCTTACTGAAGGACTTATTGGTTTAATAAGAGACGGCTCACAGTACGGAGTAAAGGGCGGCTCTAAAGCAACTGAAAAGGGATTTGATCCAGAAAAAGCATTAGCTGATATGAGTTTAAAGAAAACACTTCTAAACTCTGTAGGAACTGGAGCTGTATCTGCACCATTTGGCCCATTAGGTGATTGGGCTATGCCAAAAATTGGTGCAAAGTTTGCTCCACTACTTAAAAAATTAAAAACTAATTCTACAAATGCTATTACTGCAGCGTTACTTGGTTTTGGTGCTCCATTTGCTCAAAAGAAATTCTCATCAGTATTGTCAAAGCCAAAGATAAAAGTAACAGCAGATGTATCTGATCAGTTGGCAAAAGCAGTAACAGAAGATTGGCTAGAGTATAACGGCAAAAAGATACCTGTTTATACTGGTGGACCATTTAAAGGAACAAGCACAGTATACCAAGGACCAGGCGAAGACTTTAGTGAGCTTGTTACTATGGGAAGAGTAGGTCAAGTTATCCCTACATCACCAGAAGGAATACTAGGGTTTTTAGTTTCACAGAGGCCAAAAGACAAAAAGCTTGCAGCAATGTTAGCTAATTTTGAAGCTGGTGGATATGAAAACATGGGTCCAGAGGAAATACAATATTTAACAAAATGGGCAGCAGCCACTAGCTTTGGTCCAAAAAGCTTTGATATGAGAGGGCTTGTTTCTGAGTTACCACAACCTTACCTAGACTTAATGAAAGCTAAAGATCTTCCATTAGGATATAGTTTTGCAGGTCAGAGAGTAGATCAGCTTCCAAAAGAAACTTTAGAAGAATTACTTACTCTCAAGCAAAGTCTTGAAGATCAGGCATTTAGAGTAGCATCTTTAAGAGCTGGTCTACCTAAAGTAAGTAGCAGTAAAGATCCTGATCTTGGTTTAAATCCAACCCCTGACATTAAGGGAGTGACTACACTAATAGCCTCTATGCTTGGTGATAAAACCGCAGCAGCAACAGTAGATGCAAAAACAAAACTATTTGGTCCATACCTTACTAAAATACAAAAGGCCTACGCAGACAAATTTGCAGAAGGAGCACAGGCTAGAGGAATAGACGCAGACGTAGATCTTTCACAAATACCAATGGTAAGAGAATACAATTATGGTTTTCAATATGATGAGTTTGGAAACATTGTTTCTCCAAATGCTGGTTTCCCAATAAAAGATTCTATTAAATCTGGCGCTATGGAAAATGTTGATGAGAACAGGTCTGGTAGAGTTACAGAACACTGGGCTATTTGGGATGCAGTAAGAGCTGGCATGTTCCATCGAGGAGGGTCAAGCTGGTCTAAATCTGATACAACAGTAGTTACACCATTGAGCAATTTACTTAAAACAAGTGACTTTGAATCCCTTAGCTCTTTTGATTCTTGGAGAACTTCACCATTTTCAAAACCGCATACCGTTATTAGAAAAGATGCAAGTGTTATTAGTGGTTTTAGAACAAAGAAAGACTATATAGCGGCATTAAAAGAAAGAGGCTTATATAAAGAAGGAGATAAAGTAAAATTAATTACAGAAATTCCTGAAACAAAAGAAGTTCTTTATCTCAACAAGCCAGAGTACACAAATGCTGAAATTGATGAAATTCTTGCTATGTATGAACTAGAAGGCAGTAATATGCCAGCACTCAAAAAGTCGGATGCTCCTGCTACAACAACTGATGGAGAAAAAATGCATTTTGAGGCAGAGACTTGGGGCGGCACAGATGCATATACTGGGCAGAGAGCACTACACATGCTTGCTATGAGAAAAGCTCAAGTACAAGTTGGAATTGATCAGCCATTTAGAGAAATGCAAAGAGGCGCCGCAGAAACATTAAGCCCAAACACTATAAAAGCTATTTCAAATTTAACTGGAATACAAAACCTTGGGCAGCATGGAAACACCTCTTTAGCATGGGGTGAAAAATTAGGCGGAGATAGCAATCCATTCTTAACACTTTTAACTCACGGCGGAGTAAAATCAAAAGAAGGAGCTCTTGCTTCTATATTGATGCATGGATATTTTGGAAAAATTGGAACAGACGCATACCCAGCACACTACACTCTTGGTGAGCAAGATAGAACAAAAAAGATTATTTCTGAATGGGCAAGACAAGCTGTTGCATATAAGCATGGCGATACACAAATAAAGCCAATGACCATTAAGAAGCTTAAAGAAATGCTTGGCAGAATTAAAGAAGATTCAGATGATGGTTTTGCAAATGGTGGATATGTAGGAAAGATGAGTCTACCTAAATTTGAAAATGGCATAAATATGGTTCCAGCAGATATGCTTGCAATGCTACATAAGAATGAAGCAGTTGTTCCTGCAAATATGAACCCCTTTAATCCTAATGCTAATAATGCTACAATGGGTGGAGCAGTATATAATATTACTAACAATATAAATGGCGCAGACTGCGACATAAATGAATTGTCAGATATAGTAACTAGAAAGACTATTGACTCTATGAAGACTCTTAACAAGATATCTGTTAAGTCCATGGGAGAAAGTAGATCACTAGGAAGTGGATTGGAGGTTAGAGTCTAATGGGGTATACAGTATTGCCTAAAGGTGTAGGTTTACAGATAGAGGGAAAAGATGTTCTTGCCACCGTCCCAGGCACCACATTATCATGGCTTAAAATCTCTGACCACAATAGATCAGAAATAACAGTAGGCTCAAATAGAATTCAGCAAGTTCAAAGAATGGCTAATGGAACTCTTAGAAAATTCTTTGTGGCAGATAAAAAGACATTTAGCGTTTCCTGGAACATGCTTCCAGCCACAAGAATTCAAACTGCAGACGGAAACCTAGGAGCTGAAGATCTAAGAAGATTTTACGCTAGCGATGAAGGCAAAGGTACATTTAGAATATTATTAAACTTTGCAAAAGACGGCACAGCACAAGACACAATTTCAACAGGAGAAGTTTATACAGTTTCATTTACAGAATTTTCCGCAGTGCTACAAAAGCGTGGAATTAATTCTTTTTGGACCATATCAATGTCAATGGAGGAAGTATAGTGATATCGCTTTCTACACAGGCAGAGACAGATGCAGTTACAAGCCTTTTAAAAAATAGATCATCAATTCAAATAGGCGCTGGCTGTGAAGTAGAGTATAACATGAATACAATGATAGACAATATATCTGTCTATTCATCTAATACTGATGCTGAATATACTGCTGGAATAACTGGATTTAAGCAGGGCTCAACTAATCCGTTTAAAAAACTATTCCCAGTAGATTCAATAATTAAACCATTTAGACCACTGGCTTCTGGTGTTAAATATTTTGTTATACCGCCAGACGGAAGTAATTTTATATACAAAGATCCAAAGGCAAGCTATTATAATTTATCAACACCAAGAGTTTATTACCCAGGGCCTTCAACATTCTATAAGTATTGGTTATCACCAGAAGGCAAAGATTCAACAATAACAGTTAAGTATGTACAGACAACAGTTACAATTACAAAAGCTGAAGCCTCTAATACTGGAACTAGATATAAGGTTAAGTATACAACATCTGTACCACATGGATTTGTAACTGGTAATTCAATAACAATAACTGGTATGTCAGACACAGCATATAACACTAATGGAACAGTAATTGAGGTTCCTTCAAGCACATCGTTTATTATAGAAAAAAATATAGGAAAAATTGGCTACCTAACATCTGCTGGCACTGCTACTATTGCTGAAACAAAAGCAGCTATTGCAAACAAGGTGGTAATTAGATTTGATAAAAATCATGCACTACCAACTGAGATTACTGTCAGTATAACATATAAGGATGGAACAGCTAAGTCTACTACATTCCCTAATTTTAATACAAACTTCCCAGGAGGAGACATATCATTATATCCAACGGCAACAGATACAAACTGGGGAGCAACAACTGATAATTTATATAGAGCTCCAAAGTATATTAAATCAATTACGTTAACAGCAAAAAATCCTGGCGGAAACAGTGTTATGGGTCTAATAGAAATATCTGCACGTTGGGTAAAAGATGTATCTTCAGCAGTTGCTTCATTCAATGTTTCTCAAGAATCTTCAAACTCTTCATCATCTGATATACTTCCAGTAGGAAAGATATCTGCTAATATACTTACTATATCTTTATCCAACTATAATCAAAACCAGGTTATGATTAGATCATACAATAGAGAAAAGCCATGGACAACTATTATTGGAGGGCCTTCCGATTTTGATTTCTTATATACATTTAAAAATGCAGAGATGAGACCTCATTTTAAAATATATGATGGAGCCACTGAGTATAAGATTCCACAAGGTTCATATTATATGGATAGCTGGAGAATTGATAATTTTGGAGATACAGAAATAATTGCACTTGATGGAGCAAAGTATTTAATGGAGTCAGTTGCTCCAGATACTTTATGCGAAGGATATTCTGCAACTGCGATTATAAGACGGCTTCTAGATTCAGTTGGATTTACAAACTATAATATAAACATGGTTACTGAAACATCTAGCAAGGGCGTCGTAACAGTTAAAGATACTTCTATTCCAACAATAGGATATTGGTGGACAACTGATTCAAAAACAGTTTGGGAGCACCTGCAGGACTTATGCAGAGACATACAGATGAATGCATTTTTTGATCAAAATAATACACTACAATTTTATACAAGAGATAAGATTTATTCACAGACATCGCCTGTATGGAATTTTTATGAAAAGCCAGAAGGATCAGTTTTGCCTAATATAATTTCTTTAAATCAGGAAGAAATTGCTTCTGGAAATAACGTTAAGGTTATATGGAATTCAATTGTGCCAACACAGTATACTGGTGACGCTACTAAATTGGCTCAAGCACCAACAGCATTTTTAAGTGCAGGCGGTTTGAAGTTAAACATTTCAAAAGACACCCCAGCAGATAATACAGTGCTTGTTATTAATAACAATACAAGCGGAGACTCTTATAGCCAATATCAAAGTGGTTTTGCTTTTAATGGCTACTTTTTAATTGATTCAGAAGTAATAGAGTTTGATGCCATTGAGTACCAGTTTATTGATTTTAATGAAGATGAAAACATTGTTTGGATAGCGTCACAAAATGACATAAATAAATATGTTGCTCTTGCTAAACCAGGGTCAATTGATGTAAATAATATTTTGGCAACAGCCTACTTCAAGCCTACTGGAAGGTACCGTGTTAAAACACGTGGAGCTCTTGGGACAACCCCAGCAGATCATAAATCAACACCAATGAATGCAATTGTTGATGGCGGTTGGGAACAAAGAGGGGTTGATTGGGTATGAGACTTGCAGCGGCTAATATAGATGGCGGTTCAACAGGAGCATTTCCAGGATTAGATATTCTGTATGCGTCTTCAATACATGAGATATCAAATTCAGATCTAGGTATTTCTGAGAACTCAAATATAAATGTACAAATTTCTGTAAAAGAAATAGACATGGGCGTAGACCCAGATGGATATCTAGTTCAGTACCAAATGTTTGGCCCAGACGGAACTACCCCAGACGGAGATTTAAAAGATCTTTGGCCAGGAAGTACAACAAGAAAGCTTATATTCTATAAGCACCCAGTTACTAAAATAGTATGTGCAAATAACGTATTAACATTTACTTCAGAATATCACAACTATTCTGTTGGTGATTACGTTACAATTAATAATACATTTACAAGATTTAATGTTACAAGAAAAAGAGTAGTAGCAACCACATTAAATACATTTTCATTTGCTGTTGAAAACACTACCCCAATAACTGAAAGAAATACTACTGGAACCGCAGTTCAAGATATGGTAATTACTGGACTTAATTCAGGAAGATACTATGACTTTAATATAA